CAAGACGCGCATTGATCCGGGACAGACGGTATGGTGGGTTCACTGCACCGGAAAGGTGCACAAGGGTACCGTTCAGGCCATCACGATCTGCGAATATCAGGGCGCGCTCTACTGCCACATCTATTCTCCGTCGTTTCGGATCAACCCGTACCCGACCGTCCACTACTCCGATGTCTTTCCGACACGGGACGCCGCTCTGGACTTCGCAGAATACCAGACAGCGAACCCGGACGGCGTGTACCCGCGCTGCATGGGATGCCACTACAACATGAAGGAGAGACAACACAATGAACACACTTGAACTCGCCGAGCAGCTCTGCGGGGAGCAGACGGTGCCTGACAAATAAGAGGTTGCCGGCAAAAACCACAGAAACGGAGGTGATAGGTTGCCAAGCGAGCTTGTACCTATCCCGCAATACACAAAAGACGACTTTACGGAGACGGACGCGCCGTTTCAGTTCCTTTATCAGTTTGCCGACAAGCCGTTCCTTCTGGAGCAAATGTTGGAGCGAATGAAGAGCCAGGCTGCGGCGGTCGGGATCCGATCATTCATGAAGCTCTGGAAGGGGTTTCTGAAAAGCGTTTCCGGACAGAACGAAGTGGTCGGAAACGAGACAGACTTCGACGGTATTCCGACCAAAAGACAGCTTCGGTCCGGCAAATACGTCTGCGATGTGAACGGCGTGAGCATGACCGACCAGTTCGGTTTTACCCGTGAGATCTGCCCGCACCCGATTGCTCCGGTCCGGAGGTATAAGAACATCGACACCCGCGAGGAGTACCTTGATATATGGTTCCGCAAAGGGTTTGGAGAAACCGGATACCGAGACGAAACCATTACAGTTGCGAAGGATACCATCGCAAACAGTATCCTTCAGCTTGCCCGGTTCGGCGTCGTCGTGAATCAGCAGAACGCTAAGATGCTTGCCGCGTACCTGATGGACATCGAACAGTTGAACTACGACACCATTGAGGAAAAGCAGTCCGTAACGCGTCTCGGATGGGTCGGGGATCATGTGTTTTCACCATACGTCAATGACATTTACTTCGACGGCGAGGACGACTTCGGCGCGCTGTTCCATTCCGTACACACAGAAGGGGACGAAAAAACGTGGGTTGACGCGATCCGGAAGGTCAGGAAAGAGAAGACCGCCGCCAGATTCTACCTTGCGGCAAGCTTCGCAAGCGTCATCCTGAAGCCATGCGGTCTTCTTCCGTTCCTGATGCACACATGGGGCGGGACAGGCAACGGCAAGACCGTGGCTCTGATGGTTGCCGCGTCAGTATGGGCCTGTCCGGAACTGGGGGAGTACGTCACAACCTACAACGGCACGCGGTACGCCCAGGAAACGACGGCTGCGATGCTGAACAGCCTGCCTCTGTGTCTGGACGAGCTGCAGATTCAGGCCTCACAGGGCGTGAAGGACTTTGACGACGTAATCTATCAGCTCTGCGAGGGCGTTTCCAAAAAGCAGGGCAAAGCGTCCGGCGGCCTCAGAAAGCAGCAGAAGTGGAGAAACGTCATCCTGTCGACCGGTGAACACACCATCATCAAGCCGTTGTCAGGCGGAGGAGCCAGGAACCGCGTCATTGAGATTGAGGTCCCGGAGAAGATGTACTCCGATCTGGTCGGACTGTGTGAGCTGATCAATCACAACTACGGATTCGCCGGCAAACGGTTTGTCGAATGGCTGATGGTTCCGGAAAACATGGAGCGCGTCAAACAGATGCAGAAGGACTTCTACCATGAACTGCTGAAGATCGACGCGACGGAAAAGCAGGTTGGATCCGCGTCGGCGATCCTGGTAGCCGACGCCATCGCTACGGAGCTGATTTTCAAGGACAACATGGCGCTGACCGTCAACGACATGAAGGGCGTACTGCTCACAAAGGGCGACATGGACATCAACCAGAAGACGCTGGACTGGCTTTACGACTACATTGCCTCTCAGAGTATCCACTTCAACCCGGACAACGCCAAGACGGAGATTTGGGGGCAGATCGATGACGAAAAAGGCTGGGCCTGGATCATCCGCAGCGTCTTCGAACGGGAACTGCATGCGCATGGTCTGGACTCCCGGAGCTTCCTGTCATGGGCAGACAGGCACGATTTGCTCGACCACGAACAGGGCAGAATGGACCGGAAAAAGAGACTAGTGGGAACAACGGGAACCGCGCGGTGCATTTGTATCAGATTGCCAGAAATTCCAAAAAACCAGGAACCCGTTGAAAATACTGACGAAATCGGAATTGACGGACTCCCATTTTAATGCGATTACGAAACAAAAATCGCATGTTCCCACTGTTCCCACTTTTTTCGCGTTTTATATATATATTATACGCGTATATATACTTCATCCGGATGAAGACTTATATGTAAGAGACGCGCGTGTGTGGTTAAAAATAGTGGGAACACTGGGAACACTGGGAACATGATTTGAAAAGTCCAGTATTTTCAATGCTTTTTCGACACGGATAAAAATTGGAAAGTGGGAACAAGGTGGGAACAACTGGGAACAGAATCGAAAACATCAGACTCATGGCATACAAAAACGAACACCTGGACGAAGGATCGCAGTGGACGATTGCAGACAGGCTGCTGTGGTATGAGTACAGAGAGCTTTATCAGCAGTTTCGTGGCGGTCTGATCGACCAGAAACAGGCAGAAGCAGAAAAGAACCGGATCATGCAGCGATACGATACGGCTTTGGCTGTTCAGGAAATGAGCGACCGCGTGTTTCAGGCGCAGTCGGATCTTTGGAAGAGGATTGAGCCGACAGCAGACCGATACAGGCTTAACCGCACCGTCGAGAACGCAGACGCATTTATTGAGGCAGTATACAGTGTGAAGTCAAAAAACAATTGAGTCAGCATACAACACAAAGGAGGCAGAACACAACGGATACCAATGACGAATACATTTTGAGAGGAACGAACATTTACGACGAAATCGAAATCCATGAGAACTGCACCGTCCAGATCCTCCGGAACAGCGTGACCGGAGAAACCAGTATCGGTTGGTGGGACAACGAACCGGATGGATCGGGACCGGAACATCTGCCAAGCTGACAGAAAGGATGGATGTGATATTAAGATCATAGAACCAAGCGTGGAGATCATCACGCCGATTGACTACGACGCGATCATGCAGCACCTGGAAGCATGCGGACGGACTTGCTACAAGTCTGAGCACAAGACAGGACCCGGAAGCGCAGAACGGCTCGTCAGGAATCTGATTAAGAGGGGCCATGAGAGCGTCCTGGAGCACTACAGTTTTACAGTGCGATGGATTGTGGACAGGGCAATCAGCCACCAGATTGTCCGGCACCGGATTGCGAGCTATAGCCAGGAAAGTCAGAGGTATTGCTCTTATATCAAGGACGCTTTTGGGGGCAACGTCACATTTATAAGGCCTGTGCAGATTGAACCTGGAACGCCGGCGTATACCATCTGGGAATCCATGATGCAGCGATGTGAATGTGCGTACTTTGATATGCTTGCGCTGGGTTGTTCTCCGCAGGCAGCAAGGTCGGTACTGCCGAATTCCACCAAAACGGAACTGATGATGACGGCCAACATCAGAGAATGGAGACACTTCCTGAAACTGCGCACATCTGCCGGAGCGGATCCGAACATGAGGTACATCGCGGGACAGCTCCTGACAGTGTTCAAGACAGTCATGCCGGCGCTGTTTGACGATATTGAGAGGCCGGATGACGATATTGAGCAGAAGGGAGTGTGACCGGATGGAGTCGTCGTGTTTTGAATGTGCGCATTGTGAAAATATCGATGTCGTGAATATGCTGTGTACATGCGGAAAGTATAAGAAACCGCTGAACAGAGATGATATAGACCGTGCTCCTCTGCTTTGTGCGTACTATGCTCCGTGCGATTCCGTCCAGAACAGCATTGCCGACAGCGGAGACCGCACGACGTTCGGGACTGGAGCCGTCCGCGATATGCATGCGGGAAAAGGCCGGATGGATCTGCTCCCCTGGAACGCCATCATGCAGGTCAGCAAGCACTGCGAGGCCGGAGCGCAGAAGTATGGCGAGCATAACGTAGACAGGGGCATTCCGGTTCACAGTCTGATGGACAGCGGACTGCGGCACGCCGCAAAGCACCTGACAGGGCAGACCGACGAACCACATCTGGTGGCTGCCTGCTGGAATCTGCTCTGGGCGCTGGAAATGGAACTGACCAGGGAAGATATGTGTGATATCCCGTGGACGAGGCAGGAGTGAAAGGAACCGGATCAGACAGCAATAAACGGGACAGAAAAGCAGGAACGCAGCCAGCCGGAAATCAACGGCGCAGATCAGCTTTTATCTTATATTCTCCGTCAGTTAATTGACAAATCGGACATTCATGAATAGAAAGGAGCATAGCGAGTTGTTCGGAAGAAAGACAAAAAGGGACTTTATCGCAGAAATCAATGAGTTGAAAAGCCGCTGCGACCAGCTCTCCGGCGACCTGGAACGGAACACCCGGATCTTCTCCGATGAGATCAACAAGGTAAACGACGACCTCCAGAAAGCGCGGTCCCGGTACGTCATCGCAGAAAGAGCCGCCCAGGAATATCACGCCGAAGCAGACCGGTACCAGAGACGATACAAGCAGTTGGAACAGCACCTGAACGATATGTATGAGTCATATCAGCGTGGGAAATACAGGGACAACGGCGATTGGCCGGAAAGAAAAACCCTGGAGCAAACAGAAGGGGAGTGAACAGATTGCCGAAAATGAGCAGGACAGATCCGTCCGGTTCGCAGAAATCCGGACAGACTGTGATTGATATGAAGGATTGGACGGAAGCACCCAAAGTGCCACCTAAAGTGCCATCCAAAGTGCAATACGCCGGACAGAAAAGCAGGGAAATTTCAACCGTCGAAGAAGCCGCCAAAGAGGTTGTGAAACACAAGAGACCGGGCAGATCGGAGCTGAACGTCCCACATCCGGAACCGGGCGAGAATACCCGATATATGCGGCATTCCCTGACTATGATGGAGTGGAAAAAACCGGACATGAAGGATCCGGCCGCCGTGAAAGACCGTGTCATGCAGTACTTCGAACTGTGCGGACAGAACGATATGAAGCCGTCAATAGAGGGGCTGGGCGTCGCGTTCGGGACAAACCGCAAGGTGCTTTGGAAGTGGGTGAACGGCCTGGTCCAGAGCGTCCCGCCAGAGTCCAGAGAAGTCCTGCAAATCGCTTACGATACAATCAACGCCCAAATGGCAGACTATATGCAGAACGGCAAAATTAACCCGGTCGCCGGCATATTCCTGATGAAAAATAACATGGGCTATGAGGATAAGACAGAAATGGTCCTGACACCGAACACGCCGCTTGGAGAGGAACAGAGGCCGGAAGTCATTGCCGAGAGGTATGCGGAGTTGCCAGAGTAAGAAGACACGATAAAAACGCAGCCGGGTGTGTCATTTTTTAGGCACATATAAACTGCTCCGGGTGTGTCATTATTCGGGGTATATATAAACGCAGCCGGGTGTGCCATATTTGGATACAGGAAAACCGCTCAGATCCTTTCGGTCTGGGCGGTTGTTTATTGATATATACAAAGAAATATCACTCAATATCGCATTTAGGTTTATAGGTTTATAGGTTTCCTTGTTTAGGATATCACACAATTTTCAGTTTGTCAACAGGAAATTTCGCAGAAAGCAGAATGGCGCAGAAAGAGGCTTCCTGGTGAAAGTTGACCGTTTCAAAAATCGCAGAAGGGCGCAGAAGGACGGCCGGGGTCGGTCCGGGGTGTGGCCGCCACCTGGTGGCCTTTGGCGTGTGGCTCCGGGCGGGGCGGAGGGCTGCAGGCCGCGCCGGACGGATCCGGGCGGGCGTCGTCGGGCGGAGCTGTCACGCGTCGCGCGAGGCCGTCGGCGGGCGCATACGGAGACTTTATCGTTATGGCATAAACAGACGGCGACGACACAAAAACGGCGTGACGGGGCGTGAGTGACGCGAGAGGGGCAAACGCAATAAATCGGCGCGGGCGTTTCGACGCGTCCGCGTCGATATTGTACGGGCGTGACGGCACTGCAAAGCCGCTGTCCGGTTTTCCGCGTCCGGGCATAAAATAGCCCGCCCGGACCGTTGCGGGTCCAGGCGGGGCGCGTGCGGTTTGTGTTACTGTCAAACGATTTCATAGCCGACGATCTCGCCCTGCTCTGTGTCGGTGTCGTACTCTATGACGGGCTGGATCGAAACGCCGTCTGCGTCATAGCCCAATCCGTTCCAGTACTGCGTACCGTAGTCGGCCATCCAGGCGCCGATCGTGTCGACGTCGATCTGTTTGCAGTCGGGCGCGTCCAGTCTGGCGCGGAGTTCTGCATAACTGTATCTGTTATAATACTTGGTTTCCATGTTAAATCTTCCTTTCTGCGGTCTCTCTGCCGCGCTCCATGTTATATATTGTTCGCTCCAATGTTATCACGCGTCTAATCGATCTGTCAAGCTCCGCGCGATGTTTCGCGGCGATACGGTCCGGGACGGCTTGCCCGCTGTCAAGCTGGACTGTCCGCCGCGCCGCGATCAAATCCAGCTTTGCCGCGTCAATCAATTCATACAGCCGGGAAAGCTGCGTGTCGTAGTATGCTATACTGTCAAGCGCTTTTTGTCGGTCCGCGTCCGTCCTGGACGGATCCGTGCGGGGCGGGCGGTCTGGTTTCGGAACCGTCGCCGGCGCTTGCTGGACGGTTCCGAGCGGGCGGATCCTGGACAGTATCGCGCCGGCCGCGTCCGCCGCTAGCGAGGCAACGACGATAAACAGCGATATAAACAGCGTTATCATTCGCAACCTCCGTTTCTGGTTGCCTTGGTCGCGGCGTCTTTGATCATCTGGCATGCTTGGAACAGTGCGCGGGCTTGAACGTCGAGCCACGCCTCGCTTTTGTTCGGTCTGCGTTCACCGTTGCGGGTCTTCTTGAGTTCGGACGGATTGCAAAGCCGGGCAGCAATGTCTCCGTCATAGATCATGGCGCAGCCGCCCCAACTGTATTGCTTCCAGTCCTTTGCGCCGCTCAGCAAGGCCCGCTCAAGCCGCGCCGGGTCATTCAGGTTGTCCAGTGCAATGTATCCATCGCGAATGTTTTCTTTCAGTTCCTCGACAAGCTCCGCTGCGTAAGCGGCAACGCCCTTGCACCACGCGCTGCGGCCCGTGTTGGAGGCGATCACATTATCAATGGCCTCCACAGCTTTCTGCGGATCGTCAATGTGTGGGCACTCGATAATGGGCTTCCCTCGCTCCTGTGCGCTGCGAACGTCGGCGTCGGTTGCCTCGGAAATCTTGAACCACTCATACTTGCCGTAATGGGCCTCAACGTCTGCTACTGCCTCTGCGCGGGCAATGTTGCTGCAATAGACGGATTCGGAATACTTGAAAGATACGTTGAAATACTTCATAATGAAATCCCTCTTTCCCGGCTCGCGGCCGTGTTTTATTTTCTGTCCATACTATATCATAGTTGTATTTACTTGTCAATAGTAAATATAAAATTATTTCATGATTTTTTGTAAAAATGCTTCCGGGGCGGGCGGTCCCTGCTGCTGCACGCGTCCAGGATCGACGGCCCGCCGGCCGCCGGTGTCCCTGGACAGCTCGCGCCGGGGCGGTCCCCGCCGGGGGGGATCCGGGCGGCCCAGCACCCGGCGGTAACCCCCACCCGCCCCGAAAAAACAAAAAAGGCCCACCAAACTTCGCCCGGCCCAACCCGGCCATTCTTAAAATTTTTCAAAATGCAAAAAGACTGCGCGGTGCATGGAGGGATTGTTCTTTGTTGGCCTGCCCAGCGCCGATGTGCGACGGGGTGAATCAACATGCTGCGGTTTTCAATACTGCTGGTTTTCCCATGTTGCGGTTTTCATTATTGTGGGATTCCAGTGCTGCGGTTTTCGATATTGCAAAGCTTTACCCGCTGCGGTTTTCGATATTGCGGACGGTTACCTGCTGCGGTTTTCATTATTGTGGGACTTCACATGCCGAGGTCTTCAATGTTGTGATTGTTGGCCCGCCCCGGTTTTCCTTATTGCACCAAACGAAAAATATTTTTCAAAAACCTATTGACATTTGCATTTACTCATGTTAAGATAATGCCAGAACAAAACAGCGAGGTGCTGACGATGAACATTCTGAAAAACGCGATTGGGTACATCCGGGTATCGACCGAACAGCAGGCGAACGACGACAAGTTCGGCATTGACGTGCAGCGCAAGGAGATCCTGTCCTATGCCGACGCGCACGGTTACGCCATTGTGGACTGGAAGGTCGACGAAATCAGCGGCGCGAAGGACGACCGTCCGAAGCTGAATGAGATCCTGTACGGCGAGAACACGACGAATCCTCCGTATGAGTCCGTAATCATCTTTAAGAACGACCGGCTGGCCAGGGATACCAAGTTGTACTTCTACTACCTGTACACGCTGGAGAAGAAGAACATCAAGCTCCTGTCCACGAAGGAGGAGTTCGCGGAGGGCAGCGACTTCGCAAACATCTACCGCGCGCTGCTTCAGTTCGTAGCGGAGCAGGAACGGAAGAACATCGCGCTCCGCACCGGAAAGGGACGCAGCATGAAGGCGTCGTGCGGCGGATACTCTGGTGGCCGTTGCCCGTATGGGTACAAGGTTGTCGGCGGACGGCTGATCATTAACGACGAGGAGCGTCCGATTGTGGAGTTTGTCTTCGATGAGCACCGGAAGGGTACTCCCATGCTGACCATTGCGGACAAGCTCAATGACGCCGGGTTCCGGACCAGGAAGGGTACCCGTTTTCAGAACACAAGCGTCCGCAGCATTGTCGGAAATGAAAACCTGTATCGCGGCATGTACAAGTACGGCAGCGACATGAACTGGGTCAAGGGCGTACACGAACCGATCCTGACCGATTAAGGAGGAGCAAAACATGAAAGAATACAAGCGCGTTGAAGTCGGCGGACTGATCGGAGACGATGTACGGATGATTGACGGACAGCCTATTCGGTTTGTAGCTGGCTGCGAACCGGTCTGGAATCCTGAGTGGGTATTCAATGCGATTGATCTTGGGTATGACCCGGACGAACTGACCAATTCTGACATGTACCGGCTGAACGCAAAGCCCGATCGGTGCCACATGTACCTGGAGGAATTTGACGGTGTACGGTCTCTGGTCGTGACGGACGGTGACGAGCAGGAGACACACTGGTGGATCGAACTGTACGAAGACGGCGGCGAGTACCGTGGTGTGAATATCTATGACGGCGCATTGGATGATGTCGCTGAACAGATCCGGTCTGCGGTGACGGACAAGTTCGCTGCAATTCAGGAGTTTATGGAAGACGAGCGGACAAATTCCGCATGGGACAGGTGCGAGTCACTGGACGCTGCGGAAGAACTGGAACTGTCTTACATTGGAGGAGAGGCAGCGCACAGTTACGTTGAGATTTGATCTGAAAAGTACTTTCTGAAAAATTCCGAAAATTCAAAAAGACTCGTCCGAGCGTGGACGGGTGCAGCCAAGCGGGGCTATTCCAACTGAAAGGGGTAGTCCCGCTTTTTCTGTACAATTCCGGACAGTTCGGACTGAACGGCCTGTTTTGAGCAGTGCGGAATGGTTTGTCTGATATATGCGGGACGGCAGATTATATGGAACGGTCTGAAATCGTGCGGCTGCAGAAGAGACTCATCTCTGGCGGCGAACGCGACCTGTCAATGCTGAGTGACGCGTTTGAACTCTGTCGGGACCTGGACGACCATGAAGGAAACAAGCAGGTACGGACGCTTGCGAGCAGACACATACGGTCCGGCGGCGGCTCACGGGCGCTGGAACTGTATTTCAAGACGCACCTGTTCGACGCGGCGCAGAGCTTCGACAGCTACATGATCTATATGGAGAAGAACCGCGACCAGCAGAAGCAGTTTTATCTGCCCAGACGGAAGCGGCTGCTGCCGGTCGCCGAGTCCATGCAGGATCTGTCGGAGCATAAGATTGAGCTGCTTGCCGTCAGCCTTCCACCCGGCGTTGGGAAAAGTACGCTCGCCCTGTTTTATCTGACGTGGCTGGCCGGGAAGTATCCGCAGAAGCCGATCCTGACCGGGTCGCACGCCAACTCGTTTCTGTCCGGAGCGTATGCGGAATGTCTGCGCATGATGGATAAAGACGGAGACTATCTGTGGCACGACGTGTTTCCAGACCTGTCCGTGATCTCGACGAACGCGAAGGACATGCTGATCGACATCGGGCGGGACAAGAAGGACGCGAAGCGGTTTACGACGCTGGAATTCAGCTCCATCGGCTCCGGAAACGCGGGCAAGGTCCGTGCGGAACAGCTCCTGTACGCCGACGACCTGATCCCGGATCTGGAGACCGCGCTGTCCCGCGACCGGCTGGACAAGCTCTGGGGGCAATACACCACCGACCTGCGCCAGCGCAAAATCGGCGACTGCGTGGAACTGATGATCGCCACCAGATGGTCCACGATGGATCCGATTGGCCGGCTGGAGAACTACTACGCCGACAATGACCGGGCGCGGTTCATCACGATACCTGCGCTGGACGAGAATGACGAGAGCAACTTTGACTATCCCATCGAGGCCGGATTCACGACGGAGTTCTACCACCAGCAGCGGGAAATCATGGACGACGCATCCTGGAAGGCGCTTTACATGAACCAGCCGATTGAGCGGGGCGGTCTGCTATACAACGAAGAGGAGCTGCGCCGGTACTTCGATTTGCCGGACAAGGAACCGGACGCAATTTTATCTGTCTGTGACACGAAGGACCGTGGCAGCGACTTCTGCGTCATGCCGGTTGCGTATCAATACGGTCAAGACTTCTACATTGAGGACGTGGTGTGCGACAACGGAAGTCCGGAACTGGTGGAAGCGAAACTGGTGTCCATGTGCCTGAAGCATCAGATCCACATGAGCAGGTTTGAGTCAAACAGCGCCGGCGGACGCATCGCGGAAAAGGTCCAAAACGAAGTAAAGGCAAAAGGCGGGCGGACAAAAATCACCACGAAATTCACAACGTCGAACAAGGAGACAAAGATTCTGGTGGCGGCGCCGTTTGTGAAAGAGCACTTTTTGTTCAAGGACTCGTCCAAGCTGAAGGACAACAAGGAGTACCGGACATTTCTGCAAATGCTGTGCTCCTACTCTCTGGCGGGGAAGAACAAGCACGACGACGTCCCGGACGCGGTGAGCATGCTGGCGGACTATGTCCAGGGCTTTACGGTCGGCAAGGTTGAAGTATTTGCCCGGCCCTGGTAAAAATTCCGATGAAACCTTCGTGTTTCGCTGCGGATTTCGCAAGAATTTTACCTGATTTTTAATTCACATATTGAAATTTTGTAAAATTTATGAGATAATAATTATTTTATGCTTGACAACGGGAAAGTCTTGTGGTAGGATGTAGGCGGGAAACTATATCCTTCTTTGCAGGAGAGCGTATGAAAGATCAGATACGGAAACTGACGCCGGAGCAGATCAAGGCCATCGAGGACACCGTGAATCGCGGCGACCGGGCGGAAGTCGTTCCGGTTCGTGACGGTCTGAAGATTCTGCGCGCCAGACGGGAAGAGGTCAAGCCCAAATAACGCTCAAGCGCCCGAAGCGTTTTGAACTGCCCGGCGGAAACGCAGGGGGTTTTTGGACGGGCGACCAGGCAACACGCGAGAATATGAGCGGAACCGGGAGTGTCCGGTTCCAAGAGCCGAACGGGGCTGACTTGCAAGGAAACTTGCAGGTCTGTCCCGTTTCATTTTTTGGATTATCGTCTTGGAGGTGAACCGTTTGAGCGAGCAGACCACAGAGGTTCAGGTCAGAGGCATCCACAACAGCTCGGATGATTCCTTCCTGGGCGTTATGTCGGCAATGCAAATGCACGGCCGGCGCCAGATCTTCACGAACGAGCGGGAGATCACTGGCGGGAACGTTGTCTCCGTTTTGAACAAGGCGCTGCAGACGCACAACGCGAACCGGCAGGAAGAAGTCTATCTGGAAAAGTATCTGCGCGGCGTGCAGCCGATTCTGGACAGAGTCAAGCAGTACAACGACTATGTGTGCAACCGGGTCGTCGTGAACGTCGCCAACCAGATTGTCACGTTCAAAACGGCCGAGTTTGCCGGAGAACCGATTCAGTACGTATCACGCGGGAACCGCCCGGACGTCCCGGAGAAGATCGACAGGCTCAACGCCATGATGCTGTCCGAGGGGAAGTCCTCCAAAGACATGGACATGGCGTACAAGATGTTTACGTGCGGGACGAGCTACAGACTGGTGCTCAACGACAAGGCGACCGACTATGCGAAGGGCGTTCTGTTCGACGAGGCACCGTTTGAAATCTACGTCCCGGATCCGCGCAACACGTTCGTCATCCGGAGGAACGACGTCGGCCGCAAGGTCATTGCCGGCGTGACGTATGTATTCCTGGACGAGCAGGACCAGAAGGTACAGTACACGGTCTACACGGAGAACGAGGCGTTTGTCCTGGAAGGGAACGCGCAGTCCGCCGGGAAGCTTGTCGGGTCGTCCGTACACAACACCGGACTGGTTCCACTGGTGGAATATCCATGCAACTCCGTCCGGATGGGCGCGTTCGAAGTCGTGCTGCCGATGCTGGACGCCTACAACCTGACGATGAGCGACCGGCTGGACGGCGTTGAGCAGTTCATTCAGGCGCTGATGGTCTTTGAGGGCGTCGACATCACGCGCGAGGAGTTTTTGGAGCTGAAGGATCTCGGCGCGATCAAGCTCCCGCCGTCTCTGGACGGTCGGTCCAGCAAGGTCTACTACCTCAATCAGCAGCTTGACCAGCAGCAGACGCAGACGCTTGTGGACGACATGTACCAGACGATCCTGCAGATTGTCGGCATGCCGAGCCAGGGCAACGCGAACACGTCCGACAGTTCCAACAACGGCGCGATCCTGCTGAAAAACGGATGGTGGAGCGCGGAGTCCCGCGCGCTGGAGACCGAGGGTCAGTGGCGCGAGGCGGAGACGGAGTTCCTGAAGATCGTCCTGAAAATCTGCAGGGACGCAAACGCACTGGACGGGCTTGCCGTTTCGGACGTAAAGGTCAAGTTCGGCCGCCGCAGCTATGAGGACAAACTGACGAAGGTGCAGTCGTTCACGATGCTGATGGACAAGTCTGTTCCGCCGATCCAGGCATACACCTACTCCGGCATCGCGTCCGACCCGGAAGCGGACGCCATTGCGTTTGACAAATATCAGAAGGACCGCGAGGCCGAGGAAGAGGCCAGGCTGGACGCAGAGGCCGACCGCGAACGGGAGCGGATCGCCAGTGCGCGCGCCGGCCGGGAAGTAGAGAGGGCATCCAATGCAGGAACCGTACAGTCTGGCGGACAGGTCGCTTTCCCGGCTGAACAGGCAGATACTCCGTAGGTTCATGAAGATCCGGGAGCAGATTGTCGGAAACGGATTTGACGAGCTGAACGTCATGAAGTCTCTGGACAGTCTGTATGCCGGACTGAACAAGGACAACCGCGCCGCTTTCCGGAAACTCTGGGCGCTCCGGTATCTGGAGGTCTGGGCGTTATACGGAAAGAAAAAACCGCCGGACGAGGATGAACTGGATGATCTTTGCGACATGCACCTTGCAGGACTTCTGGAGGAGCCTCATCCGGTCACGCGGTACACGTATGAGGCGGAGGTTCCGAGAAAGAAGGACCGAGCAAAGGAATCCATAGCCGCGCCGACGTCCATGCCGGACAAGCGGTTCGAACTTGACAAAGCCATGCGGCACTGGACGCAGATGACCCGGTGGTATACGGACTTCACGTCGCAGGACGCGGAGGTGCAGGCGCTTATCGACAGCGGCGTCGAGAAGGTCGAGCGGCATGAGGTCGACGACACGCGCACCTGCACCGAGTGCAGAGAGGCGGACGGAGCGATCTACGACGTCCGGAAAATCCCTCCGCTGCCGCATCCGGGATGCCGGAGATGGTTTACTCCGGTCAGTTAGGCCAATATTATACGGGAAAATCAGCTGATCAATTGAATAAATATACGGTCTGCAAGCGCGCCGGACCGAATGACCGAGCGGGGTCAAGGTGATGAAACTGTCACTTTGATTCCGCTTTTTTGTTATTCAGAGGATTCATTTTTCCACATTTTCTCAATCAGAGGTTTCCTCCTTTTCCTCCTTCCTTTTTGAACCGCGGCGGCTCGGTTCCTCGTCTTCCAACCGCCCACACAAACAAAAAACACGATAAGAGGTTCGTGCTATGAAACTGGACATCATTGTTCCGCATTACAAAGAGCCGTGGGAAACGTGCTGCTACCTGTTCAACAGCATCTCCATGCAGCGAGGCGTTCCGTTTCAGGACATCCGGGTCATCCTTGTCAACGACGGGGACGAGGTTGTTCTGGACGGAGAAGTGTTCAAGGGGTATCCGTACCGGGTCGAGTATTACGTGAAAGAGCATGGTGGCGTATCTGCCGCCAGAAACTACGGTCTGGACATGTCCGACGCGGACTATGTGATGTTCTGCGACGCAGACGACGGGTATCTGAGCAACTACGCCCTGCACCTGGTATTCAGCGCCATGCATGAGGGGTTCGACTTCCTGATGTCCAACTTTGTGGAGGAGACGCAGGACGCGAACGGAAACCAGATCATCGTCAACCACGACAAGGACCTGACGTTCATGCACGGAAAAGTCTACAACCGGAGATTCCTGACCGATCACAACATCCGGTTCGACCCGTCGCTGACGATCCATGAGGACGGCTACTTCAACAACGTGGCCTTTCTGGTGGCAAAAAACGAAGGAAAGACAAAGTATATCAGCACGCCGTTTTACCTCTGGATGTGGAACGACAACTCGGTCGTCCGAAGCAACCGCGAGGACTTTGTGCTGAAGACCTACGGCCACGTCATGGCGGCACGGATTGCGACGTGCGCGGACATCGGAAGCCGGGGGTACATGGACGAGTATGAGGCCAACGTCCTGATGACGGTGCTGAACAGTTTCTATGACTTCCAGAAGCCGGCATGGCTGGAGCCGAAAAACCGGAAGTACTTCCTGCAGGCGGAAAAGGAATTCAAACGCTTCTTCGACAAGTTCAAAAAAGTCTTTTACAACTCCACAAACATGAAGGTCGCGCAGTATGCGAAAACCGCCCGCGAGACGGCGTCCGCGAACGGTTTGCTTATGGAGGTCACGGACATCCGCTCCTGGATCAAGCACATCGAGTATGAGGTGAAGCCATGAGAGCGGTTGTATATACGGGAACCAGGAATGTCTACAAGGACATGGTGCCGGCGGTCAAGAGCCTGATCGCCAACGCGAACGTCGACAAGATCTATCTGCTCATCGAGGACGACACGTTTCCGTATGAGATGCCTCCAATGGTGGAGACGCGCAACATTTCCAACCAGACATATTTCAGGCCGGACGGGCCAAACTTCAAGGGCCGGTGGACATACATGGTTCTTGTCCGGGCGGCGTTTTCAAAACTGTTTCCTGATCTTGACACGATCCTCTCGCTGGACATCGACACCATTGTGCTGCGGGACATTTCGGACCTTTGGGACCTGCCGATCCCGATGGACGACTTCTATGTGGCGGGCTGCCGCGAACCGCAGAAGTCTGTCGGGAAGCTCTATTACAACTGCGGCGTCATGCTTCTGAACCTGAAAAAGCTCCGGGACGACAGCATGGACGAGCGCTTGATCCGGCTTCTGAACGAAAAGCAGTATCCGTTCTGCGAGCAGGACTGTATGAACGAGCAGTTCCAGGGCCACATCCTGAAGCTGTCTCCTGAATACAACGTGAATCACTTCACGGAAAAATCGGACATCGTGCGCATTGCGCACTATGCGGCGGTTCCAAACTGGCAGGAAAACGCTCTTGTCGGTTTGTACCGGAACATGGACTGGAAGGAAGTCATGAGGCGGCGCGAAAAGACGCTGTCTGCGGAAACTGGATAACATCATATGCCTGCGGAGACTTCCGCTTGTATACGTCAGGGAAGACGTTAATCGCAAATAAGTCAGAGAAGACTATAACCGCAAAAAAGTCAGAGAAGACTATAACCGCAAAGGAGAACATGAACTATGGCTGAACTTGAGACGACCATCACCGGAACGGATGCGGCCGCCGACACGGCTGCGGAAACGACCACCGAACAGGAGACCAACGACAACGCGGAGCTTGCAAAACTGCGCGCCCAGATGGCAAAGCAGAAGGAAGCTCTGGACAAGGCGACCAAAGAGGCAGCCGACTTCAAAAAGCAGCTCCGTGCGAAACAGAGCGCCGAGGAAGTCGCCGCCGAGGAAAAGCGCATTTCCGACGAGGCGCGCGACAAGGAGCTTGCGGATCTTCGCAAGCGGTTTGCCGTGGCAGAATCCTCCAAAAAGGTTTTTGCGTTTATCGGCGACGAAGCAGTTGCCAACAAGGTTGCGGAGTATCTGTACGGCGCGGAAGACGTGGACGCTGCGGTCGACGCTTTCCAGAAGGCATGGGTCGCTCGCGAGAAGAACCTGCGGCTGGAATACGGGAAAATCCCTGCTCCGGGCGTAGGCGGCTCTGACGGGCCGACGATCACGAAGGAGCAGTTGGACGCGCTTCCGTATCTGGAACGTCTCGACTACGCCAACAAACACCCTGCCGAGTACAACGCATTACTTGGGAGGAAATAAAGAAAAAGAAAGGATGACGCCACATGGCACAGGTGAACACCACCACCGGCACTTATCTGAGTGCTCTCTTTAACCCGCAGGTCGTTGCTGACCTCATTGACGTCAAGCTGACCGACAACATGGTCTTTGGGCCGCTCGCCCGCATTGACCGCACCCTCCAGGGCCGCGCCGGCAACACGGTAACGCTCCCGTACTATAGCTACATCGGCGCAGCCAGTGCTGTTTCCGAGGGCTATGACATCCCCATCAGCAAGCTTATCCAGAACACCAGCGCCGTTTCCATCGTGAAGTACGGCAAGGCCGTGCAGATCACGGACGAGGCCGTCCTGTCCGGTTACGGCGATCCCATCGGCGAGGCCGCGGAGCAGATTGCGCTTGCCATTGACGACGCGATGGACAACCTGCTCCTGGCGAAGATGGCGTCTGTTGCGTCCAGCCAGGTCTACTCGACCTCCGACGCTTCGACTCCTCTGGAGCCTGCGGACATTCCTCTGGCGCTCGTCAAGTTCGGCGAGGACTACGACGGCCAGAAGGCGCTGATCGTCACCCCGGCGTTCTATGCCAAGCTCGTCGGCGCGCCCGCCAGCACCAACTGGATTCCGGCGTCTGAGATTGCTGCGAACATCAAGATTCGCGGCTCTGTCGGCATGGCGTATGGCTGCCAGGTCCTCGTCAGCAACCGCCTGACCACGGACGGAGACCTCTACATTGTGCGTCCTGGCGCTCTGGCGGTCTTCATGAAGCGCGACACGCTGATCGAGACCGACCGCGACATTCTGAACCAGTCTACGGTTCTTGCCGGCTCCAAGCTGTGCGCACCGTACATCATGAACCCGAAGGGCATTATCAAGCTGACCATCGGTTCCTGATGAGGTGGCGGCTATGATGCTGCACCGGCACTTTGAGAGGCCGCTGAAGGAAGAGTCCAAGAAATCGGGCGGGGAACCTGCTGCTTTCCCGCCCGAAGAGGACAAGCCGAAGAAGCGGTCGCGGAAGAAAACAGACTGACAAGGAGGCGGCGGGATGGACGTTTTGGAACGACTGAGACTGCGCGTGACGGATCCAGGACAGCCGGAGCCGGACGAGGACGTGCTCAAGGAATGTCTGGAGGAGGCCAGAGACGCGATCATGGCCCGCCGCTTTCCGTATCGTACATGGCCGGATGAACTGGAGCCGCAATACGTGGAGAAGCAGATCCGCATCGCGATTTCCCTCTACAACCGGATCGGCGACGAGGGCGAGACGGGACACACGGAGAACGGCGTGACAAGGACATACGACGAAAGCTGGATTCCGAAGCAGCTTTTGGCGGACATTATCCCATACTGCGGGGTGATCTCTTGAGATGCACGCAGCGCAACAAGCACCGGATCTGGCTTTGCCCGTATTCCGGTACGCAGAACATCATTGACGAGAACGGACATGACACCGGCGAGAAAATCCAGACTTACGGGCAGGCCATTGAGGTGTGGGCGAACGTATCGCCCGCAACCGGGCAGTCCGGCGCGGAGCAATTCGGCAATCTGGAAAACTACGACAAGGTTATTGTCACGAACGATCTCTCTTGTCCGATTGACGAGAACTCCGTGCTGTTTATCGACAAGGAGCCTTCGTACACGTCCGTTCTGACCATGAACGTTTCAGCGGCGTCCACTTTGCTGGGAACGTCTGCCATCACTCCGGTTTATGTCAGCGTCCCGGTTCCGGATTATACGGTACGTCGGGTTGCAAAAAGCCTGAACTCCATGTCCGTTGCCGTCCGGAAGGTCACGGTGATGTAAGTGTCAATCAACATCCGAATGGGGCTGAACGCCTCCGACATCGACGCCGCGGTCCGGCAGTTGGAGCGGTACCGGGATGATCTGGAGAGAAAGGCGAAACTGATCTGCTACAGACTGGCAGACTACGGCGCTCGCCGGGCGGACATCCGGTTTTCCACCGCGCTTTACGACGGGCAGAACGACGTCCAGATCAGCGTCGAAGAGATTGATGGAGGGTACCGCATCTGCGCAAACGGAGAAGCGGTTCTGTTCATCGAGTTCGGCTCCGGCGTCACATACGGGTACGGACACCCGGATCCGCAGGGATACGGACCCGGAACCTATCCGGGAAAGGGACACTGGAACGACCCGAACGGATGGTGGATTCCGAAAGACGCGGGAGGCGGTCACACCTACGGCAACCCTCCGGCAATGGCAATGTACATGACGGCGCAGGAACTCAGGGAAGAGGTCGCGCGCGTGGCAAGGGAGGTGTTCCGGTCATGATCGACATTGAAAACGACATCTACGACTATGTGTCGAAGGCTCTGCTGGCTGCGCATTCCAACGTACACGTATCGGGCGAGTACGAACCGGCTCTGTCGGAATTCCCGGCCGTCACGATCACCGAAAGCGACAACCGCGTCGTGGAGCGAATGCGGACGACCAACGTTGAAAACGCCGTCCGCGTCATGTACGAAACCAACGTTTACAGCAACAAGGCGTCCGGCAGGAAGACGCAGGCAAAGAAAATCGCGGACTCTCTGGACAGCATCATGCTCTCCATCGGGTTTACGCGGGTTGTCCGAACGCCTGTTCCGAATATGGCGGACGCAACCATATATCGCATCGTCAGCCGGTATGAGGCGCAGATCGGACCTGCGCAAGAGTCCGGCAAGTACCTGATCTACCAATCATAACGAAAGGAATGACGCATTATGTCTGAGAGATTTTCGACTGCGGGCATGTACCTCTGCTATTGCCCGGAAACCACCAAGGACACGATGCCCACCGCCGGATACATCAAGATCCCGGAAGTCAAGTCGATTCCTTCCTTCAACCCGTCTCCGGAAACCATTGAGTCCACCACTCTGGAGGAGACCGAGTATAAGACCTACGTCAAGGGCCTGAAGGACATCGGCGGCGCGCTGGAGTTCGGTGCGAACATGACCGACGATCTGGATGCCGCATGGGCGTCTCTGATCACCGCGTTCAACTCCGCAGTTTCCGACCAGAAGAAGGTCTGGTTCTGCATCGCGCACCCGTATCTGTCGAAGGCGACGTTCTTCACGGGCGACCCGTCCGGCATCGGTCTGAACGAGGCGTCTGTCGGAGGCATGGCCGAGACCACTCTTTACATCACGCCGACCGGTTCCCCGGTGCGTTCGACAAAGCCGACGCTGGCCGTCTAAACAAAAAAATACGATAACCTAAGAGGAGGTTACGCATGGACGCAATGGATCACGTCAATCCGATCCGCCTGACCGACAAGGACACAGGCAAACAGTATGAGCTGGACTTCAGCCGCGAAAGCGTTGTGTTCGCGGAGCAGAGACAGTTCGACCCCGGCGACGTCGCCAAGTATCCGCAGAGCAAAGTGCCGGAGTTCTGGTACTATGCATTCCGCAAAAAACACAGAGGCATGACCAGAACGCAGACGGACGCGCTGCTGGAAAAACTGGGCGGACTGACCGCCAAGATGGGCGAGCGCCTCATGCTCCTGTACGCGCAGGCACAGGCGTCCAACGCAATCCAGACCGACGAGGAACTGGAACAAAACCCCAATATGACGGTGGAGATGGACGATTAAGTTCATCCCCGCCGTCCTGTCGGGAGATCTTTGAGCGGGACTGCCCCTATTTTCTTTCCATTGGCATGAGCTATGACGAGTACTGGTTCGGAGACGTGTGGCGCGCATGGGCGTACTACTCTGCGGACCGGAAGCGTCTGGAGCGGATGGATCTCGCGGCATGGCTGAACGGACTGTACGTCTGCAAGGCGCTGGAGGCAACCGTCGGAAACATCGGGAGGCGTCCGGGTGATACTCCGGTTGAGTATCCGGACAAGCCGGTGACGAGCATTCCGAAACTAACGGAACAGCAGCGCATCGAGCAGGAGGCCGCATTCGCAGAGGCGTATATGAACCAGATGGTCCTGGTCGGGAAAGACTGGGGCAAGGAACCGCAACAGGAACAGGCTTAACAAGGGGGTGCTTGCATGGCCGTCGATATGGAACAGATCAACATTGACATTCAGGCGACCAGCGACAGCGCAACCAACCATATCAACCAGACGATTGACGCGCTGAACCGGCTTCGCGGAGGACTGGAGGCCGCGTCGGCTGCGTCGAGACAAATGCGGGAGCTTGCGAGCGCGACGCGCCAGCTTGGAAACGCCGCGTCCCGCGCAACCGCATTCAGCCGTATCGCGGACGGCGTGCGCAGACTGTCCGGAGCGTTCCAGTCCGGACGCGCGGACGGTATCCGCACGATGGCACGTGCAATCAACAGCTTCAACGCAAACCCGGCACAGCTCAACGCGGCGCGCGACACGCTGCGGGACATTTCCAGGCTGGACTTTTCCAATCTGGAGCGCGGCGCGGAAGCGGCGCGGCAGTTCCGCAGCATTGGGCAGACAAACCGACGGCAGCAGACACAGTCAGAGTCCGTGCAGGAACCGGCACAGCAGACGCGGGAGCTTGCGTCCGGCGCGGCCAGAGCGAGCAGCGCGTTCGGGTCTGCCGCGCGAAACGCACTCCGGTTTGTCGGGAACCTTGCGGCGGCACCGTTCCGAAGAGCGGCTGGAAACGTCAAGGACATGGTTTCCAAGGTATCCCAGCTTGGCGCTGCATTTAAGCGCATCATCTTCTACCGGCTGATCCGCACGATCATCAAGGAGATTGGGCAGGCGTTCAAGGACGGCGTCAACAACGTCTACCAGTGGAGCAAAACGCTTGGCGGCTCGTTCGCCAAAAGCATGGACGAGGCCGCGAGCGCTCTTCTGTACTTCAAAAACAGTCTCGGAGCGGCGTTTGCACCGCTGATCCAGTCGCTCATTCCAATCCTGCAGGCTGTCATCGATAAGGTCGTGCAGCTTATCAACGTGCTCAACCAACTGTTCGCGAGGCTGTCCGGAGCGTCCGTCTGGACGCGGGCGAAGCAGTATCCGACGGAGTACGCGAAAGAGGCGAAAAAGGCCGGTGCTGCGGCGAAGCAGGCGCTTGACTACACGCTCGGATTCGATGAGCTGAACGTGTTCGACGACAAGAAAAACTCCGGAGGCGGAGGGGCCGACGCGCTCGACTATTCCGAAATGTTTGAGCAGGTTCCCATCGACTCGGAGGTTGCAGACTTTGTCGACAGGCTCAAAGCGGCGTTCAAAAACGGCGACTGGGAAGGTCTCGGACGCATGATCGCCGACAAACTGAACGGCATCATCGAGGACCTGCCGGCAAATGCATGGGGCCGCAAAATTGGATACTGGATCAACGGAGGGCTTCAGACGGTTTACTATTTCCTGGATGAATTCAACTTTGTAAAACTCGGCCGGAAAATCGCGGAGTTCCTGAACGGCGCTTTGAAGGAGATCGACTTCACGTTTATCGGCCGGCTGATTATCAAGGGCTTTACAACGGCCATTGATTTTGTCGCAGGCTTGCTCGGAACACTGGACTGGAAGCTGATCGGAAGAAAGTTTACGGAGTTTTTCAGCGGAGTTTTTGACGAGATTACAAAATGGCTGTCCGGCGTAAACTGGGCAAACGTAGCGAAAGCGTTTTCACAAAAGGTATCTGACCTTGCGGACGGAATCGACAGCAAACAACTCATGCAGAAACTGTCGACCGCTATTAAAACAGCGTTCAACAGCGTTTCCACGTTTATAAAGAATGTGGACTGGAAGAAAATCACGAAGACTTTGTACGACGAGTTCAAAGAAACCGTTTCCGGCATAGACTTCGCAGGAATCGCGGAAAGCTTCTTTGATCTGTTTGGTGCCGCTCTTGGAGCGGGCGTACAAATCGTTGCCGAATTTGTCCGCGACGTTATCAATGATATTGCACAGTATTTTCTCAAGTTTATTGAGGACGAAAACGGAGACGGAAAGTTTGGCGGCGGCGAAATCATCAAGGGAATTCTTCAGGGAATCGCAGACGGAATTGTCAATATTGCAAAGTGGATCAAGGAGCATGTTGTAGAACCGTTTATCAAGGGATTTAAGGAGGCATTCGGAATCCACAGCCCATCCAAGGTCATGGAGGATGAATCCGCCCCTGTCGGCGAAGGGATCCTGGAAGGGATCATGAAGCCGTTCAAGGACATCTACAACTGGGTTAAGACCAACATCGTCGACCCGCTTGTCAATTCGGTCAAAAAACTGTTCGGCATTGACGGCGGCACAAAGCCGTTTGACGGAATCGGTTCCTCCATCATGGACCATCTTCTGGATGGAATCAAACGTGGATGGGAAGCTATTTCCAGTTGGTTCAGCACGGCGTTCTCCGGAATCAAGTCGATGGCGGAGCGCATCTTCGGCGACATGACCATTGACACGCCAACGCAGACCGTATCCAACAAAATCGACGACGCCGTTGAGAAGTTCAAAAACAAAAAGACCGCGTTTGCAACGGGCGGCTTCCCGGAGCAGGGGCAGCTTTTCGTGGCGCGCGAGGCAGGACCGGAGCTGGTCGGAACCATTGGTGGCAGGACTGCGGTCGCCAGCAACAGCCAGATCGAATCCGGAATCGCAATCGGCGTGGCTGCTGCAAACGGTGCGGTCGTGGACGCCATCAACACGCTGATCGGCGTTGTCCGCCAGATCGACCCGACGGTCGTGATCGGAGACGGCGAAATCGGCAGGGCATATGATCGCTACAGGAGCGGGCGCGGCGCAACGGTATCCTCCGGCGCGTTTGCGAACGCATATTAAGGAGGCGGCGCCATGAGAAGTTTTTTGACGGTGAACGGCATTGAACTTCCGATGCCGCACCGTGGATTGAATCTGAAGGTTGCGACAATCGTAGACAGCGCGAGGAACGCGGAAGGTGTGGTGGTCGGACAGAAGGTCGGAAGGGATCAGCAGAAGATCGACAGTCTGGAGTGGGTGTATCTGCCGGCGGCAACGTGGCAGAAAATCCTGCAGATCTTCGACCAGAACTTTTTTGTGACCGTAACGTACCCGGACATGGTGACGGGGACGTGGACGACCAGGAAGATGTATCCCGGAGACCGCTCCGCGACGCCGTTCTGGCTGGACCAGTCGAGTGGGCTGCCAAGCTTTTACCTGAACTGCAAGGTAAACCTGGTCGACTGCGGCGAGTGACACACACTATTTCTATTATATAACGCAAGGGAGGTGCATGCTTTGAAGACGGTCAGCAACACATATGCTGCCAGCATGGCCTCCCTTTTGCGCAACCGCTCCTACGTCAAAGTCCGGTTTGAAAACATCAATATCTATGCGGCTGCGGACGGACACTGGGTATCAAACAGCACCGGACAGTGGTCGGATCTGGCGACGCTTGATTTTGAGTACAACTACGGGAAACGTTATGAGACGCTGGAGCACAACCGCTGGTCTCTGGACGGAACCGGACGCATCATTCCGACGGATTTTAACATTTCAGACGGATATGTTTCCTCCCAGATGAGCGGGTCCGACGGACTGTTCCCGGATGAGAACCCTCTGTTGGCCAGAGTTTTTTCCGCTCCGCACGACCTGCTCGGACTGACGGTGGTCTGGGACAGCCGCGCCAACGAGTGGCCGCTCGCGGTATCGGTCCGCATGTACGACGATGAGGACACCGAGCTGTTCTCTCAGATCGTCCAGCCGAGCAGTGCAGAGACGTATGTTGAAACCAATACGCAGGACGTCTCCAAAATTGAAATTGAATATATTGCGATGCTGCCATACCGCAGGGCAAGAATGGAGTCGGTCAAGTACGGAATGACGCGCATCTTTGAGAATAAAGACATCCAGAGCACCGCGCAGTCGCACGATGTGGATCCGATCACGCGCCGGCTTCCACAGGAGAAGTTTGAGTTTGCAATCATCGACTACGACCGCGAATACGACCCGGACAACCCGCAGGGCGCGTATGAATTCATCGACGCGAACGCCCCCGTCTCAGTCCAGTACGGCTACGAACTGCCGAACGGTACCATCGAGTGGGTCAAGGCGGACCGGTACAAACTGTCCGGAAAACCGTCGGTCAGTCAGAACATTGCAAAGTTCTCGGCAACCGGACTTCTGGGAAGCATGACCGGAACGTACTACAAGAGTACGGTCGGCTCCAAAACGCTTTACGACATGGCGGTATCGGTCCTGCAGGACGCGCATTTATCGCCGGCACCGGACGGAAGCGATCCGTGGGTGCTGGACAACGGCCTGCAGAACATCCTGACGACCGGCGTACTTCCCATCGATACGCACGCGAACTGTCTGCAGATGATCGCGCACGCCGCGTGCATGAAGATCTGGACGGACGACGACAACATCATCCACATCGGACCGCAGACGATTTATCCATCCAGCTATGAGGCACCGTTCACGTTGGACTTCACGTCCATGAAAGACGGGTCTCCGGTCGTGACGAAGATCAACCCGCTCAAGGCCGTGAACGTCTGGAAATACGGATACACCACGGCTGCAAGCGCGTCGGAAATCTACAAGGGAACGATCACCGGACTGACGGCGCACATCGAGTTCTCCGGTCTGGCGCAGAACGTTTCCTTCACGGTGTCCGGCGGAGCACTGGCCGGATCGTTCGTATACGGGCGCGCGGCAGATCTGGTCTTCACGACAGAAGGAACGCACACCGTAACAGTCAACGGCAAGGTGCTGCAGGAAAGCTCGACGGTATATACCTTTGAGTACGCCGACGACGGCTCCATCGACGAAGAGAAGAATCCGCTGATCACAAACGACCAGATGGTCGCGGACATGGCCGCATGGGCGTCGAGCTGGCTGAAAATGCGATCCACGTATGATGCGGACTATCGCGGCAACCCGGAACTGGAAACCGGAGATCCGATCAATATGCAGACGCGGTACCAGGAATCGACGCTCGGACTGGTCCTGACGGATGAGATCACGTTCAACGGCGCACTGTCCGGAAGGGTGAAGGTCAAGCTGCTGGAGGCGGGATTGTCATGATAAAGGACGCGCCGAAGGAGGCTAGAACGACGTGCTCACACTGATTACAGACCGCACACAGGCGGACATCGACCGGCTGAAGGAACTGACCAACAAGGCGCTGACCGGGGTCGGAGTATCATTCCAGGACCGCCTGACGCCGGAAGAGCAGGCGGAATGGCTTGCTCTGAGCAACAAGGGCGCGTACAACGCAAGCGACCTGAACCGTGTCGGAACGGCGTGCGCGACCCTGTACGCGGCGTTTCAGGCGGCCGGATATGAAATTCCGGAATACTATCCGACGCCGACAGACTGGGGCGTAGAAGACCTGCCGTATCAGCGCGTGATGGACTACTACATCGGCAACGTCGCGGCGCTGAAGGCCGCCATAGGTGCGGAGACGGACATTCCGGACAGCATGGACGGGCTGGACATCTACGGGGCAAACGCCATTGAGCGCCTTCTGGCAGAGGTGGAAGATCTGCTGAACCGGGTGACGCTCGGCTTTATCTACTCAGGCGAAGGAAACTCCGGCGAACTCTGAGAAAAGAGGGATACGATTGAAAGATTTTATTGCGGCGGGAACCGGAAACAGCAGATACCTGAAGTCCTCCATTGCCGACGACACAACGTGGGCGCAGGCGCTGGAAATGCTTCGGAACGGAACGTTCCCGATTGACCTGAACGGGATCAACCCTGCCGGCGTGACGCAGCAGGGAACTCCGCTGAACAAGGCGAACCTTCTGTCAGATGAATCGGCAGCTCTGTTCGGGCTGGACAGCAACGCCGTGATCAACGACGTGTGGGAACTGCTGTCGACGTCCGGTACGCTGTCCACGATCCTGGTCACGACGGAAGCGGACAGCCGCGTAACGGCAACCAAAGGCGATATCGTGAAGTACGGAACGCAGGTCAACGACGTGTACCTGATTCGCGGAATTACGCCGGGAAGCTGGACCGTGACGGCCGAGAAGGGAACAGACACGGCAAGCCAGATTGTGGTCGTGTCGGACCCGAAGCAGTACGCCGTGAACCTGGTGTATCCGCGCATATACGGCGTAAGCTGGCGGTTCGGAAACTCCAGCCAAATGACAAGGACCGACGACGCGGCGGCATTCTCCGACCCGCAGCCATATGTTCTGGGTGCGAGCACCGTGTTCAGTCCGTTCGACAACATCATGCCGTGGGCAGGAATGGTGCGTGTCACAGACGATACGTGCGGCGAACTGGTGGCAATTCCGAAGTTCTGGTACAAGCTGGAATACATTGTCGAAGAGCAGAGCGGCGTCGAGACGAACGTCGGCGTCAACATCAAAATCAGTCCGACAGCACAGGCAGGGTTCCACATCAGCCCGGCGCATATGCCAAGAACAAGCGCAGATACAGAACGCGACATTGTGTACGTTGGACGGCACAGATGCGGAAGCGACTACAAAAGTAAAACAAATGTTGAAGCAATGCAGTACGGGACGTCGGTTGATTCAAATGTTGAGTCCGTTGAAAGCGGAAAGACCTTTGTGTTTGACTATGCAACGTGGTTTACGCTTCTGCTTCTTTATGCAGTTGAGTATGCAAACTGGGACAGCCAGAACTGCATAGGATATGGTTCTGGAGACGGAACGTATGTTGGGGCCGTTTCCACAAAAACCGGGTACACAGACTCAATGCCATACCACACCGGAACAATGAAGGAAAGCAAGGCAACATACGGGCCGGGAACACAGTACAGATACGTGGAAGGCTTGTGGGATATGTGCGGAGAGTTCATTGCGTCTGCATCGCTGAATCACCAAACCGGATTCTCAAAAAACATACGCTTTGCCGGGAGATACGACGCGCAGACCGAGAACAACATCGTTACAATCACAGATTTTGCAGGAACCTCCGGATATGTTACTTCTTTGGCAATCTCCGATTCTTTCTTTCCGCTGCTCTATCCTGTTATGACAAGCAATGACGTCGCAGGAACCCGCGATTATTTTGACAGTTCCGCTTCGACCGAAGTGTACAAGAAATACTGCATCTGCGGCTCGGATGGGTACAACGGGACTCAAATGGCAGGAATATTCGGACTTGTCGGAAGGGAATTTGCCGCCGGAATTTCAAGTCCATACACAAAGTTCCGCCTCATCAAACTTCCGTAGGAGGGTTTGCCATGAGCGACGCAATCATTGTAGCCCTGATTACGGGCGGACTTGCGCTGATCGGGCAGATTATCGTGCTGTCCATCAGCAACAAGGAACTCTATAGCAAACTGGACAAACAGTCCGAACTCGCAGATGAGCGGATGCGCGGAGAAATCACGGTAATCCGGACGGAAATTACGGACCTTCGCCACCAGGTCGAGAAGCACAACTCCGTCATCGAGCGGACATACACGCTTGAGAAGGAACAGGCCAAGCAGGCCGAGCAGATCAAGACGCTGTTCAATCAGAAGAACGGGGTGAGTCAATGAGCAATATTGTTAAGGCGAAATTCATCAACGTGGACGAGCGCAGACTGGATACCGAGCCGCTGTTCCAGTTCGACTACGGGCAGATTCTGGATCTGTCTGAGATTGAAGGACTGCCAACATCGTTTGAAGTTCACTTCTGCAACAAGGGAGACAGTGATGCCCCGGCAAGCATTGCGTTGAACGGACAAGTCGAAATACCAGACGTTTTTCTGGAAACTGGGAAATACATTTATGCGTACATTTATCTGCACGACACGGAAAACGACGGAGAGACCGAATACAAGATTTCAATTCCAGTGGTTAAACGGCAAGCGGTCAGCCATGAAACGCCAACCCCTGTACAACAAAACGAAATAACACAGTTGATGGCCGCGTTAGAGGCAGGGGTAGAGGAGGCGAAGCAAGCGGCGTCTGTGTCCGGTTATATGTTTTTTCATATTGATAATGACGGCCACCTAATATATGAGCACACAGAAAACGTTGCTGTTGACTTTGAGCTGGTGGACGGTCATCTGTTTGTTGGGGGTGCATGATGGCTATAACAGTAAGAAAAGACGACCTTGGAGTTGTTACCGCATACGGATATGCCGTTCAGTCGGGATATACCGGAACGGAAGAAGAGTTTTCCGCGCTATTGGCGTCATATAAGATTGGATATCCATTGACCGCCGCAACCGCAAGCGATATGACAGACCAGACAAAAGTATATGTTTATGTCGGATCAGAATATGGATATACGTTTGGAGACTGGTATTACTTTGATGGAGAAGCGTGGACGTCTGGTGGCGTTTATAACTCTGTTGCCGTTCAAACGGACAAGGGATTGACGCAGTCTGATGAGGCGGCGGACGCGAAGGCAACCGGGGACAGAATAACGCCGATTGAATCGGATGTTGCCAATCACTTGATGGACAAATATAGCGCAGTAACACCGTCCAACTGGTACGACCCAAGTGCTTCGACGGCGGGCGAACTTGACAAAGACGGAGTTGCGAGCGCATCCACCACGCGGTTCTACACCGGTTATATTCCCGTCTCCGAAGGGGATGTTGTTCGCGCGTTTCGGTCCGGAAACTTTAACGCTATTTACCACAGGCACGTCTGTTGCTACGACTCCGGCAAAAGCGTCGTGTCATCCGCAGGAAACAACTCCAGCTCGACAGGGTCGTTTACTGTTCCTTCCGGAGTTTCTTTTGTTCGCTTTACGCTCGACAACATTCCAAACAACTCACAAGGGAATCCGTCATACAAAGTGGTCATTACGCGAGACGGAACGACTCCAACGACATACACGGATTACTTTGAACCATATTTGGCGATTTCCACTGATTTTGTGACACCTGCTGCAGAATCGATTTTATCTGCGCTTCAGAACAACTCTTTCACTACGATGAACCTCGCAAATCGGTACGGATGCGCACTGCCAACAAGGACGCTGCGAGAGACGATTGGGATTCAGCAGACGTGGTACGACATTAATGCATTTACGCCAAGTGGGTCGATTCACTATGGAGCTGGGGCTGAATACGGGACAAAAGTCAACGGAGCGTATAACTTTAAAAATACATCTGCGTTGTCAAGTGCAAATGGATTCACCTGGTCCCAGTATGACGTGTTAATGTCCGTCATCCGATCGTATCTGGACTATAATCAATACGGGTTTGCGCGAAAATTCGTTGCAGAGTCACTTGCAAACTGCTCTTTGCTCATGATCGGAGACAGCACAATTGCAAGCGGTACCATTGGTTCAAAACTGATGGAGTACTTCGGCGAGAAAAGCAAAACGATTACGCTTATTGGAACGCTCGGAACTGGGGACAACAAGAACGAAGGGCGAGCCGGATGGTCTGCGGCGGACTACTTCACTGACCGCACATACAACGGAGTCGTGAATCCGTTCTACAACCCAACATCGGAGACTTTCGACTTCGACTATTATATGACGCAGCAGGGATTCTCCACTCCAGATTATGTTCTGATACAGCTTGGAATCAACGACCTTTACAACTACGGCTCGGAGGCCATCGAACCGCTGTGGTCGAACATCAAAGCGATGGTCGACAGCATTCGCGCGTATGATTCCGGGATTAAGGTGCTGCTGGACCTTGTCACGCCTCCCAACACAGACCAGAGTAAGCATACCAGGAACGCACTTTCGTACCGGAATCGCGTAATTCAGTATAACGACCTCGCCATCGATCAGGTGCGATCTTACGCGGACAGCGCAGTCAGGTATAGTTACGTCCATCTTGTGTTGGACCCGGATGCAGACATTTCTGACAACGTCCATCCGACCGCGACAGGGTACAACAAGATGGCAATGGAGATCATAAACCAGATCAATTGCTGGCAGAACGGCGCATAAGGAGGTGGGCAGATGAGTGAGATTATTATTGAGCAAAACAAGGACCTTGGAGCGGCAACGGCATATGGTTATGCAAAACAGCAAGGGTATGCCGGAACCGAAGAAGAGTATGCTGTCCTTATGGCATCTTATGCCTCCGTCGCGCAAGAAGCGAAGGGTTATGCAGAAGACGCCGAGGCTGCACGCGATGAAATTACCGGGATGTCCGCAGAGGCAACAACGCTTGAACCGGAGTCATCTGCAACCGCAAGCTACTCTGACGGCGTGTTGACACTTGGTATTCCGATGGGAAGTCCTGGAGAAAAAGGCGATGACGGAGACCCAGGATATAGTCCAACAATATCTGTCGAGGCAATTGCCGGCGGGCACAGGCTAACGGTCACAGACGCAGACGGGACGAAGTCTTTTGATGTAATGGACGGCGCAGCCGGAGAAGACGGCGCGCCTGGTGCTACGGGGCCTGCAGGACCTGGAGTGCCAAAGGGCGGCGTTCTTGGACAGGTTCTCTATAAGGGCCTTGGTGGAGACTATGTAACGCGATGGGGCGATGTTTATGCCCCAGCCGTCTTTGAGATAAGTGCAGACGTAGATAATTATGGCATCTGTTTAACGATCGTTACCCCCGAAGAATTTCTCCAGGCATACAATGAGGAAAAAAAGCACGTTGTCGCCAAAGTTGAAAAAAACGGGGGTTTTCTGGGAAGACTGCCTATACAAGAAGTTCAATTCGGCACCGACCAGTTTGGTTTGCATCTTTACGCAGTGTTTACTGGAGTTTTAGACACGACAGAAGTAGCCAAGCTAATATTAAGCGCATACGAAGGGAATCCGCTATCCGGTACATTTATTACTGCTCCGCTCAACGTCGTTCCATCCGGCGGCTCTTCCGGGTATGTGCTGAAAAAAGCAAGCGGGACAGATTACGATGTCGAGTGGGCCGCAGAATCCGGAGGTGGCGGCGGAGCGGTCGATTCCGTCAACGGACAAACCGGCACGGTTGTTCTGACGGCTTCGGATGTCGGAGCATTGCCATCGACCACGACGATCCCGGCGGCGGCGACCGCAGATCCTGCGGATCTCGGCACCAAGGCCAAAGGAACCTCGACCAAGTACGCGCGGGAGGATCACGTCCACAAGATGCCAAGCGCGTCGGACGTCGGTGCCTACGCTCTGCCGACCGGGGGCATCCCGGCGACGGATCTGGCCTCCTCGGTGCAGACGAGCCTCGGCAAGGCCGACACCGCGCTCCAGAGCGCACCCGTGACATCGGTCAACAGCCAGACCGGAGCGGTCACGTTGAGCATCCCGGCGACGGCGGCAGACGTGGGAGCAATCGCGGCTCCCGCTAGTCCTGCAACGGGCGCGTTCCTCGTCTGGAACGGAACGGCGTGGGTCGCGCAGACGCTGGCCACTTGGCAGGCCGGATCGTACTGAAGGGGGTCTGAATTATGGCTGTTGATAAACTCGTTGATTCCACTCAGTTGGACGCAGACCTTACCTCCGTTGCCAACGCGATCCGCACCAAGGGCGGCACAAGCGCAAGTCTGGCGTTTCCGGCAGACTTCATCACGGCGATCGCGGCGATCCCAAGCGGAGGCGGCGGTGGCCTCGACTGCGACTATGGCACATACACGCCGTCCAGCGATGTGCTGGAGGCAAGCGTTACAACCACGAAGGCGCGAAAGTGGTTGCTGCTCTGGGCGGCATCGCTTCCCGGCACGGCAGACCGGATTGCATGGGCGGTCGGAACGACGCAGTACGGAGGGCAAAAGGGCGCATACGCTTACGCGAACTCCAGCCTTGCGTATACCGCTGTGAACTCTGTCACGTCGTGCAGTTTTTCTTCGACAACGGCAAAGGTCAAGCCGCACACGTCTCGGAAGTTTGCCAGCGGGACGACATACAACTGGATTGCGTGGGGTGGTTGAAATGATATTTTACAAACAGGTTGAGGACGGCTATATCATCGCCATCGGCGAAAGCCTCGGCGGCGTGGAGATCTCCGAGGCCGAATACGGCGAGATCATGTCCGTGATCTCTGCCAAGCCGCCCCGCGATGGGGACACAGATTACCGCCTGCGTGAGGATCTGACGTGGGAGGCGTATACTGTCGAACCGGAACCGGAACCGGATCTGGACGGCGACGAGATCGCCGAGATCCTGTTGGGAGGTGTGCCAGAATGAAGCGGGAACACGCGCTGAAGCTGCGCCAGTTGATCGAACTGGCTGCGACCTATCTCAACGACGAGGACGCGCTGGACGGGGTCGAACTGTTCCCCGCGTGGTCGGTCGGCACAGACTACGCCGCAGGAATCCGCGTCCGGTACGATGGGAACCTGTACCGCTGCGAACAGGCGCACACCTCGCAGGCCGGATGGGAACCGCCGAATGTCCCCGCGCTTTGGACGGAGGTTGCGAAACCGGGCGAGATCCCGGTCTGGAAACAGCCAACGGGAGCGCAGGACGCATACAACAAGGGCGACAAAGTCCACTACCCGACAGAGGACGACCCGGTCTATGTCTCCGTTGTAGACAACAACATCTGGCAACCCGGCGTATACGGGTGGGAGGTCGAGGCATGACGATTGAACTGACGTGGCAGACGGTCGATTGCAACCGGGGTGTTCTGTTATGAGAATCAAACGCAAATGGGCAAAGGGCGAAATGTCCAGGACTATCGTAGTATATTGCATCCGGACCATGACGCTGCTCCTCCTGTGGGCCGTCATCATGACGACCGTCGCGTCTGTGACCGGCTGGATGGTCGACCTGACTCCGGTTCTGACGTTCGCCGGCGCGTTCTTCGGTGGAGAGCTGACTTTGCTGGCATTCAAACGGATCTTTGCAAAAGACGACAAGGAGGCCGAACAGAATGGATTACACCAAGATTATTGAGGCAGTCATTGCTTTGGTGGCAGCAGCGCTGTCGACGTTTCTGATTCCGCTGATCAAGGAAAAGATTGATTCCGAAAAGCTCAGAAAGGTTCAGACCTACGTCGACATTGCGGTAACCGCAGCGGAGCAGATTTACAATGCCTGCGACGGAGAAGTAAAGAAAGCATACGTGCTGAACTATTTGGCTGAAAAGGGAATCCAGTTCGACGCGGAGACAGTGGAGCGGATGATTGAGGCCAGCGTGCTTATGCTCCACAACGAACTGTACGGTGTAGAAAAGAAGGGTGGTGAACCGTCATGATGATGGCGAAAGAACTTGCCGACAAAATGAAAGATATTGCCATGAACTACAAGACGTGCTACGTCTGGGGCGGATGCGGGATGCCTATCACGGAGGCAACGATTCAGGATAAACTGACGCAGTATCCTAACGAGAACAAGACATACTGCGCAAACGCAAAGAAACTGATTGGAAAGCGCGCATGGATGTTCGATTGCGTCTGCACCATCAAGTCCGTTTTGTGGGGCTGGAAGGGCGAGTGGAACAAGTACTTCGGCGGGGCCGTGTACTGCTCCAACGGCGTTCCTGACGTCAGCGCAGACGGCATGATCAACCTGTGCAAAAGCGTCACGTCAGACTTCTCAAAGATTTCTGTCGGAGAAGCGCTCTGGCTTCCTGGGCATATCGGCGTATACATTGGCGGCGGTTTGGCTGTGGAGTGTACGCCCGCTTTTGACAACGCCATGCACGACAACGGCGTGAAAATCACTTCTGTCGGCAACATCGGCACCGTCAGCGGCTATCCGACGCGGAAATGGTCGAAGCACGGCAAACTGCCTTGGGTCAACTATGCATACGAACAGGAAGAGAAGGTCGACCCGGCAAAGAACGGAAAGATCATTATCGACGGCGTAGAGAAACCGATCAACCGGATTCTGCAGGACGGGTACAACTTTTTCAAGCTTCGTGATCTGGCAGAAGCGTGCGGTTCTACGTGGCCGTATGAGATCAGCAACAAGGGCAACATTGCGGTCCTGACCACAAAGAAATAAAAACAGCCCCGGCAGAAATGTCGGGGCCTCCGTATAGGAGGGGATTGACCTGCTATCCGATTTTGAGATGATACAACATAAGTTCTTCGGCGGATATGACGTGACGATTATTCCTGTTTCCGATATTCACTTAGGCGCGGAGGAGTGTATGGAGGAAGAGTTCCAGCGTTTCATCGCGTCCGTTGCGGAGCAGGACCATGTGTATCTGACGCTAGGCGGGGACCTTCTCGATAACGGCTTGAAAAATTCGGTCACAAACGTCTATCGCCAGAGATACATGCCGGGGGAGCAGAAGCGCATGATGGCGCGGCTGCTGGAGCCGGTGCGGGACAGAATCCTCTGCTCTGTCGGAGGAAACCACGAACACAGATCCGCCAAAGAAGTAGACGACGATCCGACGTATGACATCATGGCAAAACTTGACCTGGAACATCTGTACCGTGAGAACATCGCGTTTGTAAAAATCCAGATGGGGGTTCCGCACACGGGCGAAAGCAACGGAGAAACAGCCGGGAGAACGCGGCCGACATACATCTTGGTCGTTACGCACGGAGCCGGCGGAGGAATGCTGACCGGGAGCGCCGTGAACAGAGCGGAGCGGTTCGGATACATTGACGGGATGGACGCGCTGATTGTCGGCCATACGCACAAGCCGTTTGTCACGCAGCCCGGAAAGATTTATATTGACCGGCAGAACAACCAGGTTTCCATCAAGCCGTTCAAGGTTATATCCGCGACAAGCTGGTTGGAATATGGCGGATATGCGGCCAGAAAGATGCTGATGCCGTCGTCTCACTGTTTGTCCAGGCTGACGCTGTGCGGCAGCAGAAAGGGTTTGTCGGTGACTATGTGAGACATGTTCTGCCGGACTACACGACAACACAGATTTCCACATTGATTGACGAGCACATCCACAACTCCAAGTACAGGGACATTTTGCGCCTGCGCCTGATCGACGGGATGACTTACGAGCAGATTGCAGAGGAATCGGACATGAGCGTCCGGCAGACAAAAAACATTGTATATAAAGCACTCCAAATCTTAATCCGGTATTTATAAAGTTGCACGTTATTTGCCCTTCGGTTTCATCGCCGGAGGGCTTCTTTTTTTATATACTTACGGCAGAAAGAAGGTGCGGGACGTGGACAGCTATGACAATGACTTCCTGTTTATCGATGAGAATTTCAGCGTTTTCGTGGACACCAGAGAGCAGGACAGAAGGGACCTGAAGCAGTTTGAAATCCTATGGGAAAAGCTGCTTCTGGAGGAATCGGAATGATCTGGAAAATGTACAATCCAAACCCTGTCCGGTCTGACGGCGTCGGGGACTGTGCCGTTCGCGCCATTTCAAAGGCGCTTGGAATTGACTGGGAAGAAGCGTTCTTACAGCTCTCACTCAACGCCTACATGATGGGGGATATGCCGTCCAGCGATGCCGTGTGGGGCGCACTGCTTCGGCAGAACGGATTTGTCCGGGAAGTCATACCGAACACCTGCCCGGACTGCTACACCGTTGAGGCGTTCACGCATGACCATCCAGACGGGATTTTTGTTGTCAAGTCGTCCGGTCACGTCGCAACGGTTGAGGACGGGGTGCTCTACGATTCGTGGGATAGCTCCGGTGCCGTACCGATGTACTACTGGACAAAGAAATAACAGAAAGGACAGATTTTCATGCCAGCCTACAACTATTATCCGTATTATCAGCCGTATCCGACCTATCCGCAAATTCCGCAGGCGGTTCCTCCAACGGTTCCGCAACAGATCTCACTTCCGCAGCAGCCGTTCCAGTCCGCACAGGCCGGAATGATCTGGGTGAGCGGAGAGCGGGAAGCGCAGATGTATCCGGTCGCACCGAACAATGCCGTAACGCTCTGGTCGCAGACAGAACCGGTCGTCTATCTGAAACAGGCAGACGCGACCGGGAAACCGACGCTGAAAGTCTACGACCTTGTGGAGCGCGCACAGGCCACCGACGGACAGGACAAGCCCTCTGACGACTACGCCAAGAAGTCCGATCTGGCAGCCGTTGCAGGCGTTGTGAAAGGGTTCGACGAGGTGATCGGCTCGATCCGGGCTGACATCGACACGATGAAGGGAGACATGTACGGAATCGCCGGAAAGAAGAAACCGGCAAGAAAACAGGAGGTAGAAGATGATGAATAATCCGTTTTTTGCCGCAATGGGAGGCGGGCAGCCGAACATGATGCAGATGCTCACCCAGTTGAAACAGAATCCTATGCAGTTTCTGATGCAGCGGAGATTCAACATTCCGCAGAACGTAGGCAACGACCCAAATGCCATTCTGCAGCACCTCGTCCAGAGTGGACAAATCAGCCAGAATCAGATTAACAACGCCTATCAGATGGCGCAGAAGTTCCGAAAATAACAGGATTTGAACCGTCAGTGCGCAGGACGGTTTGAATAAATTAAATTTGAAAGGAAGCAACAACAATGGCTCTTGATGAATCTAGCGGCTCCGGCATGTATATGCCGGTTGCTCCCGCATACGGCGGCAGCGGCAGCGGCTTTGGCTTTGGTGGAGACTGGGCATGGATTATTCTTCTGCTCGTTCTCTGCGGCGGTTGGGGCAATGGCTTTGGCGGCGGCTTCGGCGGTGCCGACAGTCTGTATCCCTGGCTGAACAACACTCAGGGCATCAGCGAAGGATTTGCCGGCGTAAATTCCTCGATTTGCAATGCCCAGAGCGCGATCACCCAGCAGCTCTACACCAACCAGATTGCCGACATGGAGCGTTCCTTTGCCGCGCAGACTGCTTCTGCGCAGGGCATGTCCGCTCTTCAGGCGCAGCTTGCACAGTGCTGCTGCGAAAACCGCGCTGCGACGCAGGACTTGAAGTACACGCTTGCGACCGAGGCATGCAACACCCGTGCCTCCAGTACGGCCAATACTCAGGCAATCCTCGACAAGCTTTGCCAGCTTGAACTGGACGCGAAAAACGACACCATTGCCCAGCTCCGTTCTCAGATCAACGAACTCGGCCGTGCGGCGTCCCAGAACGCGCAGACTTCCGCGATCATCGCCAACAATGAGGCGCAGACCACGGCTCTGGAGCGATATCTGGCGCCGACTCCGATTCCGGCGTATATCGTTCAAAATCCGGCTTGCTGCGGTCAGAACTACGGCTGCGGCTGCGGCGCGTAAGGCGGTGACGTCATGGCAGAATATGCTTATAACCCGATTCAACTGGTAGAGCCTTCACAGAACGTTATTCTCGACACGGTGATCCCGTGCAACAAAGGATATGTTTTCCATAGGGACCAGTCTGGGATTGTTATTCTCCGCGGCATCGTCAACAATGCGTGCGGGTGCTTTGCCCGGTATCAGGTGACGTTTAATGGAAACATTGCCCTTCCGGAGGGCGCGACCGTCGGTCCGATCAGTGTGGCGCTTGCCATCGACGGCGAACCCGTACAGACCAGCCGTGCAATCGTAACACCGGCGGCGGTGGATGAATACTTCAACGTCACTTCAACGGCGATCATCACCGTTCCGCGCGGGTGCTGCTTTACCGTTGCCGTAGAAAACACGTCCGCACCTGCAGAAGCCGGCGGAGTTGCGCCGGAAGTCAACGTCCAGAACGCGAACCTCACGGTCTCGCGCATCGCGTGAAGGGGGTGTCAGAATGGAACATCTTGACGGCATCCTGAAGCTTACAGAAAAGGAACTGGCCGAAGTGGAACAGAATGGAAAGTTCCGCTCCAAAGAAGAGGTTGACAGCGTTTACAAACTCATCGACATCGCAAAGGACATCTATAAAATCTGGTGTTATGAGGACGAAATGGACGACGATGAGTATAGCGGACGATATGACGGACGCAGATCGTACACTTCTTACGACGGCTCCTACGCACGCGGACGCAGATACGCAAGGCGCGACAGCATGGGCAGATATTCCCGTGACGGCGGTTCCTATCGCGGCGGTTCGTACAGAGGACCCTACAGGGGTGGCTATTCGCGTGAGGACGAAAAGCAACAGTACATGGACCATTTGCGGGAAATGATGGAGGACGCGCCTGACGACCAGACGCGCCAGAGCCTCCAGAGAATGATTTCTCAGATGGAACAGAGCTGACCCGGCAAAATGAAAGGGCGGCAGGTGATGAGCCTGTCGCCCCGTTTTGCGCTGTTATATATCTTTATGAGATAAGGGTCGCCTATCCTCCAAAAGATATACAACGATTGAATAAAATAAATCAAGGTTTGAAATACACATCAAATGTCCACGCGCTCCGGTCGAATACGATTTTGTCAATTACGGTTCGCAACTGTCTGTTTTTCTCTGTGACCGGAACATCCGGAGACCGAAGGATGTCCATGATTTTTACTGTGCGTTCCTTGACTTGTGAAATGTCTGTTTTCTGTTCTTTGGTCTTCTGGTCGTTCTCAATTCCGAGCTGAAGGTCCTGAATCTTCTTCTGTATTTTTTGTCGGATGTTCTTGAATTCCTCGTTGGAGAAAACACCGTTCAGGAACGCCTCTGTTGCCCTGTCAAGCTTTTTCTGTTCGGCGGCGATTACAGGCTCCCAGGCCGGAGAGACCGGCGTTTCTGGCTTCTGGCGCTCTATGGTGTAGGTTTCGTTTGCTATACATTGCTCAAGCGCGTCCAGGACGGCATCGTTTGCCTCCTGCTCCGTAATGCGGTGAGAGACTTTGCACGTTCCTCTTGTGTATGAGCAGCACTGGAGGTATCCTCTTCCGTACTGGGTGATTCTGATCAGCGTGTTTCCGCATGAACTGCACCGGACGAGTCCGCGCAGCAGAACTTCTCCGGTTCCAGATGTTCTCCTGTAATAATCCGGGTCTTTCCCGGTCAGCTTTTTCTGGGCGATTTCCCACGTCTGCATGTCAATGATCGGTTCATGCTGTCCATCTGACAGGTCTCCGCCGCCAGCACAGACATTTGGCCGTTCGTACTTCAGATGGCCGGACTCATTCCAGCGGAGTTTCCCAATGTAAACCGGATTCATCAGAATGTAACGCGTCCACCGGATAGACGGCTCCAGCCCGTTTTTCGTTTTAATGCCGCGCCGAACAAGCTCGGCTGTGATGCCCCGAATGCCGGACCCGGATGCAAATCGATCATAAATAAACCGGACAATTTCTGCGTCTTTGTTCGGAACAAGAATCTTGTTCTGCACGTCATAACCAAACGGCGCTCGGCCGCACGCTTCGCCGCGACGAGACTTCTCCTTCATTCCGCGCCGGACTTCCTCCGCAAGATTGATCAGATAGTACTCGTCCATCCATTCTATGATCCGCTCGATCAACGATGAGAACGGATCGTCGCTGGACGGCTCTGATACGGACCGAACGTCTATGCCGCGCTTCCGGAGGAGGTTTTTGTACATGATGGCCTCCTCCTGGTTGCGGGCAAAACGGCTGAACTTCCAGACGAATATTGCAGAGAACGGAGGAGGGTCCTGCTTCGCCGTCGCGATCATCATGCGAAACCGCGGTCTTTTCTCTGCCGTCTTTCCAGAGATGCCTTCCTTCTCCTGAAACACGTACTCATCCGGAACGATGAAACCCTCGCGTTTCGCATAGTCCCGGACAATCTTGAGCTGACTGTCCGGGCTATATTCCTGTTGGTCGTCCGTAGATACACGGACATAGCAGGCGGCTATCTTAACGTCCATTTGCTTTCTTGAATCTGAGAAGGGCAATCAGCGCCATTACGAACAAAACCGCAAGCCAGCAGGTCCAGATGATCAGGTCCGTATATTCTCCGGCCATCGAGAAGCCGAATATCATTCCAATGCCGCAGAGAATCATGATGGCAATATTCACGCCGCGGGATCTCCTTCCAACAACGGACGTGATACCGACCGCAAGCATCAGGAGCGCGACAAGGACGCCTGCCGAACCACCGATCTCCTCTTCACTTCCGGTGCCGAATTCCCGGCTGATATTCTGGAGCGCGTTAACCGCGCAGGACTGGAAAAACATCACAAAAGAGAACACGATGGACAGAATACCGGAAACAATCTTCCAAGTCACCATGTTTTTGGGGTTCGCCGGAGAAACCGCAACCTGGTGGACCGGCTGTTCGTATTGAACCTGATTCTGAAGCGGTCGAGGCTGTTCCTGCTGAACCTGCGCAGGCGTCGGTTCCTGTTGATTGTTTTTTGTCGGCGCTCCGCATTCCGGGCAAAACATGCTTTGAGCCGGAATCATTTTCCCACAATTCCTACAAAACATCTCACTCTCTCCTTATTTTTTCGAGCTGGATACCCGCTCGATTTTTTCCTGTATGGCCAGATTGATAAACGCGTTGACGGACAGCCCCAGTTCGTCGGCGTGTTTTTTCACGACTTCCTTCTGCCCTTTTTTGAGAAGGATTCCGATTCTGTCATAAGCTTTGTCGTGATATCTTTTTGTGCTTTCGTTGCTGTTTTTCCCGCCCACAATATATCAATCCTTTGTAAAAAACACTTGCATAGGTACACACCTATGTGGTATTATAATCTATAGGATATTCTTTCTTGGAGGTGATACATTGAACGAATATATGAACGACATCCAGAACGCATTTGCCGAACGGACTGTGAAGCGCCTGGCAGTCCTGTCCGGCATCCTGGCGGTCGCGCTGATCGTCAACGCAGTGCTGCCGCGTATCATCAAGCGCTAAAGAATCTTATCCAACAGCCGCCGGATGGTATCGTCCTTTTCGTCCATTCGGCGGTCTTTCTTTTCAATCTGCTCCAACAGAAATGATATCCGGTCCTCCAGGTGCTCTTTCAGTTCGTGCAGTCTGGCAAGCTCCTCGTTCTGGACGTGGATAACCGCCTTCAGCGCGTCGATCTCTTTCGCACACGGAGAATCTTCCGGAGTCGGAATATCCTCCACGGAGAACAGCGCCTCTGCAATCGGAAGCAGAGTTGACTCATAGTTGAAGTTGTTTGCATTGTTTTCAGAGCCATCCGCAAAGACGCGGCGCAACGTTGTGAGCGACACGACCCTTCCGTTTTTTTCCATTCGCTCGATGATACGCGGAAACGTGATTTCGTTCAGGTTCTTGACTTCCTTGAGCCGCCTGATCAGCTCCTGTGACTGCGTATGCTCCATGCGTGACACCCCGATCTGTTCATCTGCGGCGCAAATCGCTCCGTCTACGGTCAAAAAGTGTTCATGCTCGGACGGTTTTGTGTTCACAGAAAGCACCTCCTGCGCCAAAGATGGAACTTGTTTGGCGTGCTTGCGTCTGTTAAACTTAAATCATCCCAAGCAAACAGGGAGCGGTCGACGGCTTGGCGGCACTGAGGCCGCTCCCGCGTTTTATTTCATCCAAACCGGATACCTTATTAAAATCTATCAGGCAAGGAGAAATCACTATGAATCAAGGAGAGGAAAACCTATATTCGAACATCCGTTCGAAATGTCCGCTTTATGGGACATCATCATCTGCTATAATCGGTCTTGCGGTCGCCAAGGAATCAGCAAAGGAGGAGAGAACCACAATGACCGATGAAGAGGAACTGATGCAGATTATTACAGATTATCCTGAGATTTGCGCGCCGCTGCTAAAGCTCTGGCGTCAGCGAGAAGCGCAGCGCGGCCAGCAGGATCAAGAGAGTTAAACAGCTCCATAACCTCTGCAGCGCCACCGTCACCCTCCGGGGTGGCGGTTTTTTCTGTATCATCCAAAAGCGATATTCCAAAGCTTACGCCAAGAAACTTGTTGATCAACTCAAGCGTCGCCGGGGCAGGATAGTTCTCGTTTTTCCTCCAATGAGAAAAAACCGCAGAATTTATTCCGCATGCCGCATAGAAATCACCCTTGCTTATCCCGCGTTCTTTGAGGATTTTTTCGATGACTTCAACAATTTCTTGAGGTTTCATTTTTTCCTCCAAAAAAATATTAAAAATATCTTGACATTTCATCCCGGCTATGCTAAGATATTCTTGAGGTTAGGGCAAAGCTAACGCCAGCCCCCACATGAGCGCGGGCCTGAATATGCTGAATGGTGACATGTTTAGTATACTTCATCCCCGTTCTCATGTCAAGCTAAACTTAATATTTGAAGGGAGGAATTTAATGTCGTTTCTTTCAGAGCGGAAAAAGGCAGGAAAGACACAGGCTGACGTTGCGGAGCACCTTGGCGTGACGAGCGCGGCCGTCAGCATGTGGGAGTCCGGGAAGAACATGCCAAGGGCAAACGCGCTTGTCAGGCTTGCGGCATTCTACGGCTGCACGGTCGATGAACTTCTGGACGGAGAAAATGGTGGGAAGGGGGAATGACCCGACAAGGCTTTTTTACACGCGTCGGTAGTACTGAAATTGGTGGATGAACAAACAACACAAAAACATGAAAAGGAGAAAAACAATATGGCAACCAAAAACGAAAATGCAGAATCTGTAAACATCAAGCCGTTGGATATCAAAAAGACACAGATCCGAATTGTCGGAGACAGCCCGCTTCTGATGCACGCCTGGTCTGAAAAAGCAAAGCGGATGATGCTGGAAGCACAGCAAGGGAAAGCAAAGGGCAAGAAGAAGCAGATCAAAAAGCCAATTGACGATTTTGTACAGGCGGCTTACTGGATTTCCGAAAAGCCAAAATACTCTGATGGCGCAACGGAACAAGAAATTGTCGAGGCGTATGAAAAGGCGATTAACAATGGAGCGCGATTTGGATTCCCGGTCACAGCGGTCAAGCAGGCGGCGCAGGCTGCGGCATACCGTCTTGGATGGGTCAAGAATCAAATGGGCCTACGCGGAGCTTTTTACTTGGATGCACTGGGTGACGGTCTAATTGAGATTCATTCCGATGTGCCTGAAATGCGGGAAGACATGGTCCGCGTCGGCAATGGGGCGGCAGACATTCGATATAGGCCGCAGTTTAACAACTGGTATGCCGACCTGACAATTACGTACAATGCTTCTTCCGACTTCTCTCTTGAGGCAATCATTAATGCGATCAACGCAGGCGGATTTGTGTGCGGAATCGGAGAGTGGCGTCCGGAGCGTGACGGTTCGTTTGGACGCTTCCATGTAGAAACCGTGAAGTAATGCAATAGCCGCAACGCTCGGCAGGCAAGGCTTGGCGAGGCAAGGCATGGCAAGTCCGGGTGCGTCGTGGCAGGCGGGGCAGGGCTAGGCAAGGCGAGGCGAGGTAGGTCCTGGCTGGGTTTGGCAGGCACGGCGAGGCGATGCTTGGCGAGGCGAGGCTCGGCATGGCGAGGCTAGGCAAGGCAGGGCGAGGCAAGGCAAGGCGAGGCGGGGCAAGGCATGGCAGGATTCTATCAGAAAGGAGGTATCTGAATGGTATATCAGTTCAAACCCGGAAGTCACATCAAAGTCAATCCGCAGGTTGCAGGAGAAGTCTGCGAGGAGCTTGCGGCAAAGGACAGTCTGACGGCGAAAAATCTGGTTGACGTGAGCAGGCCGGAAAACGCGCCGCTCCACGACGAGTTTGAGTGGGACGACAGCATCGCTGCGGAACAGTACCGTGAGGTTCAGGCGCGGCACATCATCCGTTGCATCATCAAGGTTGAAGATAATCAGAAGCCGGTGCGGTCCTTTTTCAACATCGAAGTAAGAAGCCCGGAATACAAACATATCGACGTGATTCTGACATCTGAAGACGACACCGCGAAACTGCTGAAAACGGCGCTTTCAGAACTTCAGGCATTCCGCCGGAAGTACAACCGGCTTACGCAACTAAATCCGGTCTTCATGGCAATCGACCAGATCGCGCTGGATATGACCGGAACGTAAGAAAACCGCCCATTGCACGGCGGCAACAGGCGGCGCGTCACGGAGCGTGACAGTCTTATGTGGCAATTTGATTGTAAACGCTCCGGACGAAAATGTCAAGAAGGTTGGATTCATTCATTTTCAGAGGAGATAAGTATGGCAAAGAAAAACGAACCGATCCGGTGTTTGCTGCATATTCCAGACGGATCCGGCGGCTATCGTCTGTGGCACGAACTGTCCAGGGCAGAGCAGGAAGCTGCGGCGCTGGAACTGTCCAAAAGAATGGGCGACGCACTGCTCGGATATGTTCGGAACAATCCGGAGGTGATGGACAGATGAAACCACCCTGTTTCAAATGTGATTTCCGCTCTGTGGGCTGCCATGCGAAGTGCGATTCCTATCAGGCTTGGCGAAAGGACCGCGACGAAGAACTCGCGGAGAGAAAGGCCGACAAGGAACGTCTGTTTCCGACGGAGCGGACACGGAAGAACATTGTCCGGACCGGAACGATGAGCGGCGTAAAGAGGGACTACAAATGAAAAGAAAACAGTTTGCCGCGAACCTTCTGCCGTATCACGTCCGGGTGCAGCGGTACAACGAAGAAAAGCACGAACTGCTCTACAACTCCAGGAACCTATCGCCGGAGCAGTTCGAAGCGAAACTGAAGGAACTGGTAAAGAAGTGGAGGATCTAAAGATTATCGATGTATATTAGTCCATTCTGGGGTGGCGTGTTCATGACGCTGCTGGTTGAATTTCTAATTGTGCTGCTGATCGGACTGCTTGCTGGCATGAAGACTGCCGGCGACGACGACAGGCGGGAAGAGGATCGAATGAACCGGACCGATCTGGACGGGACGGATCTGGACAGGAAGGATAAGTGAGCGGGTGAACAGAGAAAACAACAGGAAAGGAAAAACGAAAATGAGCAAAGAGAACAAAACGTGGTTGGCCTTCCAGATCGGCGGATTTGTCCTGTTCGTCGCCATCATCCTGGCCTGGTGCTGGGCGGTCAGCTCCACTCTGAGACTTTGGGGGCTGATCTGATGTACTGGGTCTGCGAAAACTGCGGAGAGACGGTCCAGCAGGATAAGCAGCCGGACGAGTGCTGGCTCTGCGGCTGCGAGATGGTGGAGGCTGATGAGTGCGACGGGTGCGGCGAGGTCACGTTCACCGGCAGACTGTTCGGCGGATACTGCGAAGATTGCCTCAGAGAGTCCATCAACGAGCTGACTGCCGAACGGTATCTGTCCGAGCGCGGGTTTCTGGTGCAGTTCCTGTGCAACTACGCTTGGGATGTCGCAGACATTTCCGGCGGGAACGAGCGGTTCAAGGCGCTGTGCCTGAACGAGTTTGTCAACAACTACCGGACGTATCACAACCAGGTTGAGCAGTTCATCATGGACGACGACGGGGATGACGGCAAGGCGGACTACGGGAAGTGGTATGCAAAATACCGAAGTCAGTCGAGGGCTAGGCGGGAGAAGGAGAACGCCGATGGGTAAGAACGGATATTTGGAAAAACGACAGGCGGCTATCAACATTTGGCGGCAGGCGGAAAAAGACACGATCCTCCAGTATGCCATCGACATCTTCCTGATTGTCCTGAACGACCCGGAGGTTATGGGAAAAGGCGTGATTGGCAAGGAGCGCATGCGAAAAATCATGACTGCATTCGGCACGACGTATGACGACTACAACGACGCCATCCACGGCGGAGTTGAGGCGGACTACGCGCAGGAGAAACTGGATGATCGGCTGCGGGCGTTTCTTGGAGACGATTTGATTCCATTCCATCAGCGGTATGAATGGATCCGAAAAGAAACCTACAACAAGCGGGGAGGCAGATGATGGGCGCAACACATAACCAGTGCATGCAGACGGCAACCTGCGCCATCCACACAAAGTTCTGCATTGAATGCACGACGTGTGGATTCTACAGGTCGGAGCATGATCGCAGAATCAAACTGCCGCTCACATACTGCGAGGACGGATTGCGGCGGTACCTTGTGAGCGCGGAAGACGCACCTGCGCCGTTGAAGGCCAGTATGTACAAGAAGAAAAAAGATAGGGAGGAGCGCATTGCAGACACTGATTGAAAACGACGAACGCGCCATGTACAACCGGCCGATGCTCGATATCATAAACGATATCAAGCGGATGGTCGACATGCGGGACGTATGCGCCAGGTATGGAATCCAGGTTGACCGCGCCGGCTTTGCACGATGTCTCTGGCACGACGAACGAACACCCAGCATGAAGGTCTACCACGACGGGTGCTACTGCTTTGGGTGCCATGTTCAGAAGGACGTCATCGACGTGGTGCAGCAGGTCTACGGAATCAGTTTCCGAGAGGCGTGTCTGCGGATCAGCGATGATTTTGGACTTGGAATTAATTTTGGAGAGAAACTGACCGACGAAGAGTGGATGGCCTTTAAGAACGCCATACAGAAGCGCCTGGATGACGAAAAGAAACTCGATCTGGAACACAGACGCCTGCAGGACGCATACTCGTCCGCACTGGGCAGATGGCTCGACCTGGACAAAATCAAGGACGAGCGTGCGCCGTCAGATCCGTTCGACCCGCTGGACGACGCCTATGTGGTGGCGTGTGCGGAACTGCCGGCGGCTGAGTACGCACTGGACGTGGCGAAGGAAGACCTGAGACAGTTTGAGGCGAGGAGGTACAAAAAGGAAGCGTGACAGAGAGGGAATACCGACAGCACCATGCAATCAGCCGCTCGGAGCTGTGGCGCATGCATGAATCGCCGGAGAAGTTCAAGTGGTTCAAAGACCATCCACCGGAACCGACGCCAGCGCTTACCTTCGGCCAGGTTGTCCACAAACTGCTTCTGCAGCCGGAAACGTTCGATGAGGACTTCGCCGTTCTGACGGAGATGGACAGGCGCACAAAGGTCGGCAAAGAGGCATTCGATGCCTTCCTGTCGCGTCTGGAAGGCCGTACCGCCGTCATTCAGGCAGACTACGACAAAGCGCAGGAAATGGCGTCTGCGGTCCGTCGGAGCCGTCTGGCGACGTCACTCCTGGTTGGGGAACATGAGATTGAATTCTTCTGGACAGACCCGGACACACATGAGGACTGCAAGTGCCGCTGCGACTGCCTGACAAAGACGGATGACGGCCACTATATCATTGTGGACTACAAAACGGCAGGATCCGCCAAGACCGATGTGTTCAACCAGAGCATATTCAAGTATGGGTACCACTTTCAGGCAGCCATGTACTCTGAGGGCGTCATGCGGGCAATGGATCTGGACTACAGACCGGAGTTCGTCTTCATTGTCCAGGAAAAGGCGGCCCCGTATGCCGTGAACGTGGTGTCCATCCCGGAGACGGTCATGCTCGCCGGGATCGACACGTTCCGGGAATACATTGGCTTGTACCACCAGTGCAAGGGTACGGATTACTGGTTCGGGTATAACGGAGCGTTTGACGAACCGAACGAGGCGTATCTGCCTGGATGGATGCAACTAGGCGTCGATGAAGAAGAATAAGAATATCAAGGAGGAACCCAATGATCCCAGATGAAATCAGAAAAATGAAGCCGCTGTCCGGAAAGGACCGTCTCGGAATGTTCCGCGACAGCGAGTACCTTGGCGCGGAGGACATCGAGCCGGGTACGGAACCGATTGTAACGATTGCAGCCCTGTATTACGGCGAGGTCACGCTCCAAAGAGGCAAAGAGAAGAAAGACATCATCGTCTTCGCGGAAGAGAGCGTCCCAGGCATCCGTGTCGTGCGGCCGATGATCGTCAACGCGACGAACCGGAAGAATCTCAGGAAGGCGTACAAGAACGTATCCGCAGACGCCCTGGTCGGGAAGAAAATTCAGCTCTATATCGATCATAACGTGCGCGACCCGTCCACCGGCGAGCGTATCGACGGTATCCGGATTCGACCAAAGGTTCCCGTCGCGCCCAGAACGGAGCCGATCATCTGTGAAGGCTGCGGCAAACCGATCCAGTCCTATGAGCGCTACACGCCGGAAGACATCGCACAGATCAATAAGAACCGATTCGGCAGGGCGCTCTGTGTGGAGTGCGGAAAGAAGGCCGGCGCGCAGAAAGACCAGACGGATACTGATGCACAGAAAACTGAATAAATATACAGGAGGTACTACATGCTGAATGACATTGTGGTCATGGGAAGACTGACCAGGGATCCGGAAATCCGACAGACTAACTCCGGTGTCAACGTCGCGAACTGGACGCTCGCCGTCGACCGTGACTATAAGAACGGCGACGAGAAGATCTGTGACTTTATTGACTGCGTTGCCTGGAGGGGTTCTGCCGATTTTGTGCAGAAGTTCTTCACCAAGGGTCGTATGATGATTGTGCGCGGCAGCCTTCAGAGCCGGAAGTGGCAGGACAAGGACGGGAACAACCGGACCGGATGGGAAATCAAAGTCGAGAACATCTACTTCGGAGACAGCAAGCGGGACGGCGACGGAAATCCCGCGCCGGCATTCACACCGCTGCCTGAGACTGACGATCTCGACAAAGAGCTTCCGTTCTGATGGAGACGAAACAGTCGCGCCCGGTACTGCTTGTCGATTCTCGCGAGCACTGGACTCACCCAAACAGTACAGACCGGCACATTGCCGACTACCTGGACCGGAACGGAATCCAGTATGTAGTCCACAAACTTGATGTTGGCGATTACATGCTGGACGGCCAGCCCGGCATCGTCGTGGACCGGAAGCAGAGCCTTGGAGAGGTCGCCACCAATATGATGAACCGCTCCGACTCTGCCCGGTTCTGGCGGGAAGTGCGCCGCGCTCATGCGGACGGGATACGCCTGGTGGTGCTGGTGGAGCATGGTGGGAAGATTAAAACAATCAACGACGTGCCGAAGTGGAAGTCAAAGTACAGCCCAGTCACCGGAAGGCGGCTTGTTGACGAGATGATCCGCTGCGAGATGGCTTACGGCGTTGAGTGGAGGTTCTGCGATAAGCGGAGTACGGCAAGGAGGATATTGGAGATACTGGAGGGAAAACCGTGAAGCACTACGGAGACATTACAAAACTGAGCGGATACGACCTTCCCGTTGTGGACGTGATCACAGGCGGCTCCCCATGTCAGGATCTGTCTGTTGCTGGACAGCGAGCAGGACTCGCTGGAGAACGGTCTGGGCTGTTTATGGAGCAAATCCGCATCGTAAAGGAGATGAGAGAACATGACAGAGCAACTGGACGGACAGGTTGGATGGTTCGACCAAGATACATGGCCTGGGAAAACGTACCCGGAGCCTTCAGTAGCAGCGGAGGCAAAGACTTCCAAGCAGTCCTTGAAGAAATCGTCGGGATCGTCGAAGAACACGTCCCCGATATGTCTGAAGCTGTCAAAGGCGGCTGGACAAAATCAGGATGCGTCTACGACGAGATGGGTTCCTGGAGCGTTGCTTGGCGCGTACACGACGCACAGTTTTGGGGAGTCCCCCAGAGAAGAAAACGTATCGCGCTTGTCGCAGATTTTGGAGGGCTATCCGCACCCGAAATACTCTTTGAGCGCAAAGGCATGTCAGGGGATCTTGAACCGCGCGGAGCGGAGGGGGAAAGAGCTTCCACAGGAGCTGAAACTGGCTTTGGAGAGACAGGCAAGGGATACTGGCAGCGAGGAATCCAAACCATCCGGGCAGAAGGAGAGAACAGACCAAGCAGACCCTCAAACGTCGTTGTCGAAGACTCTGCAATCTGCCTCCAGGGAAACGGAATCGACAGAGCTGACACCGCTGGATGCAACGGAGCCGGATGGCGCAGGGGGGGGAGAGTTACAACCTGAATACCATTGACCGTCCGGCAGTGATGGCAGTTGATTGCAGGAATGGCAGAGAAAATCCAGATATCAACGGAACGCTGCAAGCCAAGGATAACGGCGGTTTCAGTTATAATTGTCAGAATGTTGTCCGGCAGACGGAATTTGGCTTTGTTTCGTGCGGCAACCCGTGGGACACGCAGTCACAGCGCGTTTATCAGGGAGACGGAGCGTGGCACAGTTTGAACGCGAACGAAAACGGAGGGCAAAGCCGTGACGCGATATGTGTAGAGACTTCCTGATATTCGATGCCAGAGGAAATGGGGGGGGGTGGAATATGCCCGACGATCACAGGAGACCACCAGAACCGGATAACGGATTATACGGCGATCGTTGTAGGGTATATACACCGACCTCATACGGACAGTACGCAGAAGGCCTTGGAACACTGCGAGCGTCCGGAGGAGACTGGGGGGGCAGTGAGATGCTGATTCTGGAAAGCAATCAAAACCATGCAACCGTGAAAGAGACGGAGATCTGCCCAACACTTCCCGCCAGTATGGGAATGGGGGGGATACGTCCCGATGATTGTTGTGCAGAGACGATTCAGCAACGTGATTGTATCTGATGCGGATATATGCCCCACCATTGAAGCCGGGGGGGCGAGGGAGGAAACAACTTGCCGATGATTCTTGAAACACTTGTTTTCGATGAAGGCCAAATCACTTGCCCCAAAAACGGGCTTCACCCGAAATGGGGGGGGCAATGCCATGCACTGTCAGGAAACGCAGGAAGAACGGTAGTAATAATACGGAGCGAAGATGATGGAACCGATTTGCATCAGGGACGACACGACGATAAAGATCGATAGGGGGGGTGCGCATTCTCGCTCGACACGATGCACAGAATACAAGCGATAATGACATACCAAGACGTTGCCGGGACATTGAGTCCTGGCGGTCATCCGGGAAGCTATAACGGACAGGACGCATACAACGATATGCTGGTGACAGAAAATGATAGAACCAATCTGTATGGAATCTGCGCAGACAAACGCAGGAATTATGAGGGGGGGTGTCCGTGCTTGAACGCCAGCCATGAGCAGCCGATTCTTATGAGCGACCGTAAGGGACACAACGGAGTAACTGAAGACGGCACATCGACAACACTGAACGCACAGGAGAAAGAACGCCCGGTCGTGAAAACGTCCGTTGTCAGACGATTGACACCACTGGAATGCGAACGGCTCCAGGGCTTCCCGGACGGCTGGACGGACATCGGCGAATGGATAGACAGCAAAGGCAAGAAGCACAAGGAAGCCGACAGTCCGCGATACAAGGCGTTGGGAAACAGCATCGCGCTGCCGTTCTGGCAGTGGATGGCAAGACGGATCTGCGCGCAGTATGAACGTCCAGTCACGATGGGAAGCCTCTTTGACGGTATCGGAGGATTCCCGCTTGTGTTTGAACGCTGCGGCGCAAAAGCCGTCTGGGCATCCGAGATTGAGGAATTTCCGATTGCCGTGACAAAGAAACACTTTCCGGAGGTGCAGGATGATCTGTCCATGCGATAAGTGCAAGAAAAAACCGAACTGTCCGGAAAGGTGCTACCCAAAGCTGGACTATCTTCGGCATCTGAGAAAGAAACCAAAACAGTGAAGGAGAAATAAATATGATCGTGACTAAAATTCTAAGCGTTTTATGTACTGCCGCATCATTGGCGTGCTGCATCTTTCGAGAGAAGATCCCGGATAATGTGAGAGATCTTCTGATCTGTTGGCTGTCGATTATTTGCTTTAATCTGGCTTTTGCTGCGGCATAAGAAAGAAACATGAGCGTACTGATACAGGGCATCGATATGTCGTAGGACTATTCAAAAAGTTTGAAGGAGGAACAAACAATGGACAACACATGGTACATCATCCGGTGCGACCGGGCAGGCGTGTTTTTCGGACACATCAAAAAGAGAACCGGAAGCGAGGCGACGCTGACAGATGTGCGTCGGCTGTGGTATTGGGATGGGGCGGCAAGCCTGTCGCAGATGGCGGTCGACGGAACGAAAAGACCGAGAAACTGCAAATTCACCGTGACCGTGCCGGAGATGACGGTTATGGGCGTGATCGAGATCATCCCGTGCAGCGACAAGGCTGCGCAGAGCATCGCGGGGGTTTCGGAATGGAAAGCCTGACGGACAAGGTCAAGGCGTTTCTGTCGGTCGACTCCGGCTCCGGCTACGGCTCCGGCGACGGCTGCGGCTACGGCTCCGGCGACGGCTGCGGCTACGGCTCCGGAGACGGCTCCAGCTCCGGCTACAGATCCGGCTGGGGCGACGGCTCCGGCTCCGGCTGCGGCTGGGGCGACTGCTACGGCTACGGCTCCGGCACCGGCTGGGGCGACGGCTGCGGCTACGGCTGCGGCTACGGCTCCGGCGACGGCTGCGGCTACGGCTCCGGAGACGGCGACGGCGTGAAAAGCATCAACGGCGAGGACGTATACCGCATCGACGATGTTTCGACAATCATCCGCGCCGTGCATGGGAACGTAGCGCGCGGTGCGATCCTCAACTCCAATCTGACGCTGACTCCGTGTTATATCGTAAAAGGAGAGAACAAATTTGCGCACGGCGAAACGCTGCGGAAAGCGATGTCCGCCCTGCGGGATAAGCTGTTTGAGGACATGCCGGAGGAGGAACGGATCGATGCGTTTCTCGCAGAGCACAAGCCCAGCGTCGAGTATCCGTGCCGGGATCTGTATGAATGGCACCACCGCCTGACCGGCTCCTGCGAAATGGGACGGAAACAGTTTGCAAAAAATCACGGAATTGACATCGACAAGGACAAAATGACCGTGGAGCGGTTCATAGAGCTGTCCCGGAACGCCTACGGAGGAGAGATCATCCGGAAAGTGGAGGAGAGGATCAAGGAGGAACCATGAGCGTACTGATTCGTGGCCTGGAGATGCCAAGGAGCTGCTTCGACTGCCCGATGCGGTGGAAGGTTTCACCAGAAGATATCAAGTGCCTTGCTACGGGAGAGATGTTTAAGGAGACTTTTGCCGGGACGATAGAAACAAGGAACCGGGGAAACTGCCCACTGGTTGAATTCCCGCGAAACAAGACGCTGCTATACGCCAACGATCGAGTGTGGGAGGTCGTGGAATCGGTTTACATTCACGAAGCGGTCCCGGTCATCCCGGCAGACAAAGAGGAAAAAACAGGCGATGACTGATTACATTGAACGCGAATCGCTTATAATGGATATCCTTTGCGCTGGAAAGATAGGCAAGCTGACGTGCATTGACATTAGCAGTAATCGTTACAAAAGTAGTCAAAGAGTACAACAAAGTCATGGAAGGTCTACAGTATTTGGAGGAACAACTATGAGTATCTACATCAAGGGCATGGAGATTCCGACAAGTTGTACGGTTTGTTGTTTCAGAGACAATATATGGTGTAGAGCATATCCTGGTCGGTCTGTGATTGAGGCAAAAGAAAATGGAAAAATGGATGATGATTGTCCTCTCGTCCTAGTCCCACCACATGGTAGGCTGATCGATGCGGATAAACCGAAACCGTATATGCTAAATGAACATTACAGGTATCGCCGGGTATACGATGCGGATGAAATAGAAAATGCCCCCACCATCATCCCGGCAGACAAGGAGGAACCATGAGCGTACTGATACAGGGCATGGAGATGCCGACAAGTTGTTCTGTTTGTGAGTTTACGCATAGGATGCACCACGGAGAACTGGTATGCAGATTGCTGAACGTATATGCAAGCGAAGTAGACATGGAAGAAGAATGCCCACTGATCGATGTCCCGCTGCACGGACGGCTGATCGATGCGGACAGATTTGATGTGTTCGCATACGACTCTGAGGCTGCAAAAAAATACGGTGACACATTTGATGGCGGAATTGAGTATGTTCTGGACGTAATCGCACAATCAGACACCATCATCCCGGCAGACAAGGAGGACTGACGATGGTTAAGTTCTTTTGCGATCATTGCGGAAAAGAGATCCAAGACGAGAAATATCAAAATATCGATGATCTTGACTTTCCAGTTGTTTCCCACATGGACGTAAAGAAGTTTTTCGACAGGATTCTGTGCGAGGAGTGCTACAACAGGAGACGGCAATGGCACTTGGATGTCGATGAGGAGTTCTTTCATTGGGAGGAGGATAATGGATAACCACGATTACATCCGACGAATCATTGCCAAGGCTCAGTTCACCGGGAATTTTCAGGACGCATATCCAACGGCTCAAATTCACGCCCTGATCGACACCGTTCCGGCAGAGGATGTCCGGCCTGTTGTGCATGGGAAGTGGGAAATCCGATATCCAGATTTAGAACCAATGGGATCGTTCTGGTATTGCTCAAATTGTGGCGAAGATGACGAGGATTGGGGGTGTAGACCTACTTGGAGGTTTTGCCCCAACTGTGGTGCGAGGATGGATTTGGAGGGACGAAATTGAGTAAAGCAGTGCTTATCAGTATACATCCTGGATGGTGCGAACTTATAGTAACAGGAGCAAAGACCATCGAGGTGCGTAAGACGAGACCAAAAATGAAGACTCCATTTAAGTGCTATATCTACTGCACCAAGCCAAAACGCCGTCCAGATGACTTTGGCTTTTTCGTCAGCGAACAAAAGATTATAGGCGAATTTACTTGCGACGAAATTTACAGCATATGGGCCGGATACACAGCAAACCTCGGTGACGACTGTCTTACGTTTAATGAGCGTGAAAGCTATCTCGGTACCGGCATGGG